GGACGTTTGTGCAGACCTGCACCATCTTCCGCAGAACACTTTTCTCGATGACCGTATCCAGATAGTGGGGGAGGTTTGCCGCGCTGGGCACGGCATCCATCAGGCTGCTCAAGTAGGCGAGGCCGCCGGCACCGTCCAGTTGCTTGATGTCCTTCAACCTCTGTTGCACCGTGATGAGGTCAATCCCATTTCCGCCCCGCTCGTCATACATGGTGAGAAGCACCTCGTACAACGCTTGGTGGCGCAGGTCGTAGAACATCTCCGCGTCCGACCCAGCCTGCTCAAGACACATTCCGAGGCATTCCTTCGGAGAAAGAAGGATGCAGCCGAGCACGCCTTGTTCGGCTTCTGTCGAATGAGGGGGGAGTTGATCGAGCTTGGAGAGGTCGATTGCTGATGCCCTTTCTCCGCGTGGGTTCCAGGCTTTTTCGTAAGACATTTGTGGCTCTGAGGTCATTTTATCTCCTCGATCGTGATTTCTGTGCGCGGGTTTGCGGAGTCCTTCTTCTGGGTCACTGATAGTTCGATGTGTTCTGCTGAATCATCCGGTATCAATCCGGCATAACGGGCTGCGTCGATGAAGTATTTCGGGGTCAGGTTGTCCGGGTCTATGAGCCGCGTGCGGTAGCTGACAACGCTGACGCGAAAGCGACCTGGGTGGCTTCTTTCTCGCGCCTTCTTTTCCACGGGTTCATCGCGAACAGGGCGTTGAGGCTCGGGACTTTGTGGAACACGATGAGCTTCACGGGGTAGCTGACCGGCCGTGTTGGCGGCGAGAAATGCGGCGCTGGCGTTCGGGAACCTTTTCTTGAGTGCTTCATACGGCATCAACGGATTCCGGCTCATACGAGTAGTTCCTCCTCCGCTTCCGGCCTCAGCGGGCCGTAGAGCGGGAGGACTCGCTCTTTCAACCTTTCCACCACGATGTCGCAGTAGTCTTTGTCGGCTTCTATCCCGATTGCCTGAATGCCGAGGTCGCGGGCTGCAATCAGTGTGCTTCCGCTCCCGCAATAAGGGTCCAGGATGGACAACGGACTGGTGGCGTGCCCGATACACCAGCGCATCAACGCGAGCGGCTTCTGGGCAGGATGCCACTTGGTCTCCTTGTTCTTCATGTCCTGCTGTATCATGCCGTTCCAGCGGTAGGTCAGCTTCCGGACCGGCATGTCGATGTTCGTCCACGCCAACTCAGCGTCAGCGAAGTCTCCAGAGTTGTCTTTGTCCCACACCAGCCACCCAGCAGTCGGGGGGAGCCGCATGAAATTACCCCCCCAGATGATGGACTGGTCGGCGCGGCTGACCATCATCTCCAGAACCCATCGGTCCGGGGGGCTCTTGTCCCACCGCTTCACGTCCCAAGCCTTTGCTGGCCCAAGGTTGGACCGACGGCCAACCGATGAGGCTCCCTTGTCGCGGTCGTGGTTGATCCCGTAGGGTGGGTCAGTGAGCAAGAGCCCGAACCTACCAAGCCGAGGCACCATGTTTGCCGCGTCTCCGTAGAATAGCGTGATGCCTTCGGCTTGGTAGTAGGGGTCCATGGGTCAGAACTTCTTCCCGCCGTGCTTCGCGGTGCGCCCCTTGTTCATTTCCGCCTTTGCGACGACGGCCTCGGCGACACGCCACCCTCGGGCGTGAGCCATGTCCATGATACGGATGACCACATCGGCAAGCTCCGCCTCGACGGCCCGGAACTCGGGAACCTTGTCGTCCGGAGGGTTGCCCTGTCGCAGCCCCTCAAGCGCCTCGGACAGTTCCGAGTGCATCAGCGCAATCGCCTCGCCATCGTTCCTGGCTTGGTCCCACCACCCCTTGCTGACGGCGGTGGCGTGAACGTCGGACTGCTGTTGCCTGAATGCGGCGATAAACGAAGTTTGTGCCGGGGTGCAGATCATGGGGTCTTTGTGTCCTTCAATCATAGTCGGTGCGAAAAGGCCGGGGTGGGGTCAGAACGGAACGTCGTCGTCGGCCGGGGGCGTGGCCGGGGGCGTGGCCGCAGGTCTCCGAACAGGGTTTCCAGCGTTCACGACCGGGGCCGGTCTTGCTGGCGCTCCACCACCACCGTCGGCGTGCTGCTCGACTGAATAGTAGAACGTGTAGATCTCCACATTGGACATCCACTTGCCTGCCTCGCGCTTGCTCTCGTACACATTGGAAGACACCTCTCCGGAGACGCAGACGAGTGCCCCTTCCTTGATGTCTGCCAACGCTTGTTCCATCTCTCTGGCTTGAAGCTTGATGTCGGTCCGTTGCCGGTATCGCTTCTCTCCAAACAACTGCTCGTCACCGACAAGGGTGAACGCGATGAACGACTTGCCGGACCTCCCGGTCAATGTGCGGGCGTCAGATGCGACGCGACCGATGAATGTTGCGATTGGTTTCTTCATTGTAACGTTACAGTTTGCGTTTCATAAAACCCGGCAGGCTGAGCTTCCGCAGATTTTGCGGGTAGCCTGGCCATACTCCGTCCCGACTGCACTTGGCGTAGGTGTCCATGTCCGTCAGGCACAGGGAGTAACCCCAACGCAGTGCCTCCTCATCCAGTGTGTAGGCCGCCACCAGGTAAGGGGGGGTCTTCTCGATGGCGAAGAACACGAACTCGCTGCGTTTATCCTCAGACCCGCACAAGCGGTCCCAGAGGTTGAGATACCACGCCGCCTGAGAGGCGTAGCGGAAGTTCACGAGCGCCTTTGAGAACTCCTCTTCGCTGGCGTCCTGCGTTGTCTTGAAGTCGATGAGCCGCTTCGACTTCGGCACGAAGTCCAGCCGGCCTTTTCCGCGAACCGGACCGTAGGTGGTGTTGAGGTGGGTGAACAAGCTGACCTCGCTGGTGCCTTCCGATAGGTACTCACGGACGAGTGGGTGGCGTGACGCTGCCTGGGACATCCCGACAATCTCCTCGTAGCTGTCCCTGCCGGTCTTTGGTAGCACGATGAGACCTTTGCTCAACTGCTCCTTCTTCCAGTCACGGCAGTAGGTGGCGTTGCCGCTCCACTTCTTCGTGGTCTTCCCGTCAGGGTACTCCTCTGGTTGGAGGGCGATGCCGGGAAGCGGCTTCTCAGGCTCAAGGATGAGGCTGTGTGTCAACGTCCCGATGATGTGGGCGGGCTTCGGCTCCCTGTACGTCAGCATGTAGGCCAACCCATGCGCCGGGGTCGGAGACATCTCCTTCATCAACGAGTGGCTCAGCGCCGGCTCGGCGAAGTAGTCGGCCGATGGAACGTCGTAGAAGACTCCGTCCGATCCAGTGGTGAACGGGATGGCACTCATTCGGAGGCTTTCGGGGTCTTGATCGCCTTGACGACGAGGGACCATTTGCGGAGCACCGAGTTGATGACGCTCGGCTTGACCTCGTTGACTTCATCAAGGCTCCCGAGGCTATCGCAGTCGGCGTAGCCGGTCTGGATGTGCTGCATCAACTCGGCCTCCGTCACCCCATCCTTGAGCATGTGGCCGGCGAGTTGGACCATCACCTCGTTCTTCGGAGCCTCGGAGGGGGGAGGCGCGATGAACTGCATGGCGTCTGCCGCCTTTGCCGCAGGTTCAACGGCAGGAGAGGGAACCGGAGCCAGGAATGGAGGCAGGGGCTTGGCCTCCTTCGAGAAAACCTCGTCGATGCTGGTGTCGCCTTCCTTGATGGCGGTCGCGTAACCGATGAGTTCTGCAAGGTGGTCGAGGGTGATGTCTTCCAGAGCATTGACGCCAAGCACGGCGAACACTTGCTCCTTCTTCACGCCCATCTTGGTGAAGTGGGCCAACGCATCCGCTCGGCGAGACACCAGCGTCTTCGCGTCTCCGATGGCAACCTTCTTGGCCTGCTCGTAGACTGGCTTCACCAAGGCCAAAGGCACGACTCTGAACGTGGCGTTCCGGAGCGCGATGGAGCACGCCGCGTTTCCGGTCATCACGACCATGTCGTCGCTGAACCTGCGGCCTTCCTTCGTGGTGACGCGGCGCTTCACCTCGACGGAGATGCTCACGTTGTTCTCCAGATCGTGGCAGACGCCCTGAGCCGTGATGATCTTGCCGTCGTCGGCGATGACGCGGGCTCCAGCGCGGAGGTTCTGGTAGGTGGCCAGCGCAATCTCAGCCATTCGGATGGACGGCCCTTGGATGGATTTGCCGTCTCCACCTTTGCGCGCCGGCAGGGTGAAGAAACAGCCCGACGCGGTCTCTTGGTCAAGAGTGGCAAAACTCAGCATCTTGGCCTTCACCATGGACAGCGACCGCGGGTACTTCTTGGCGGTGGAAACTTGGCTGTCGATGGCGGCGCGCTCCATGACGGCAAGCGCGTCCGGGACTACCGCATCAATCTCAATTTCGGCGATTTCGTGCATTTTTAGTGGGTGTTGTCGTGGATGTGTAACGTTACAGAAAACGGCAGAGTCGGGCAGATCTAGGGCCACTTGGCCCCTCTGCGCGGACGGGAGGGGGTCACTTGAATTTTCCAGCTTCGACGGATTTGGCGAAGGACTCCACCGCGGCGGCGGAGATGTAGTTGCGGCTGTTGATGACCCGGTCCGGCCGCACCCACCCCTTGGCCCGCCACATGGCCCCGGTCCGGTGCCCGACGCCGATGCACTTGAGCCAAGTGTTCCAGCGCATCATCGGAACGAGCGGGAGGAGAAGGTTCACGGAGGGCTTTGGTGTCACGCGATGACCCCTTCGGTGCGGAGTCGCCATTGCTCGGCCTCCATGTTCAATCGGGCCGTGGAGTCTTGGAAGAACCTACCGACCTCCGACGACAGCCATGCTTCGGCCAAGGCCATGGCGTAGGCTTCGGAATCGAAATCCACCACGCCAGCGCCGGGAATCCGGGACATGAACTCCTCTCGGTAACGGAACGCCCTGTTTGCGGCTTCACGAAACGGCCCATAGGCTGAATCCGGGATGCTCAACGATACCTCAACCGGCTTGTGGTCAGTCATATCGAGCCCCCTTTAGACCGCCTTTGCACTTTTCCTCACGACGGGGCCGAGGTGGTTGCGGATGCAATCCTCCAAGACCATCTTGACCGCCCCGTAAGCCCACCCACCGCACGGCATCTTGAATCCCCTCCGGTTGATTTCGCGCGCAATCAATAAATAAACGTCCGGTGCAGGTTTCAGGCCAAAGTAGGTGTCCGGACGGTTCTTCTGGGGGCGGCCAGCGGTCTTTTTGGTTACGGCGGAGGACATTGTGACAAAGGGGACGAGTGGTGGTTTTCCTGCGACGCCAAAAAGTTAACCAAAATAAATTCTGCAACAAGGTAAAACGGTTGACGCGCCACTGGATTGGGTTTAACAGATTTACGCCCAAGGCATAAATAGCTGCGTGAATCGCAGGAAAAACCGAAAGGAAACCAGTTGAAAAAAAAACCAAATCAGCAGAAAGCGCCCACGCTTTCGTTCGTTGGAGTCCGCTTAAAACCTGACGTTGAGGAACTTCTCAGGCTCGCCGAGGAAGCGACCGGGGCGTCGAGGTCCACCTTGGTCATCGAGTCGTTGATGCTGTTTTTGCCGACGGTGCTGGACACGATGGCCGGTAAACGCGCCACTTCTGCGCTAAAATTCCAGACCGCTATGCGCCGGAGGCTGATCAAAAACATGGGTACACCAGATGGAGTACCTGAACAGGCCAAGCCATGACCAGAAAAATCAAACCCCCTGGAGGTAAAAGAGTCACCATTAAGGATTTGGCTGAGAAGAGTGGATGGTCCGCGATGTCCTGCTCGCTGGCGATCAACCACCAGCCTGGCCTGTCTCAAGAGACGGCCGACGAGATCCGCGAGGTCGCCGACAGGATCGGCTATGTCCCCAGCTTGAGCGCTCGCGGGCTCAAGAACGGCAAAAGCGGCATTGTGCTCATCCTCACCAAGAGGCTGGACAATGCCGCCATCGAACCCGTGATTGTTGCTGTTCAGCGCGTCAAAAAGGCGTGCCTAACGGTCATCACTGATGACCTGAATCGGTCGATGAACGACTTGCAGGCTTACAAACCGGAAGCGGCTGTCGCTTTCGGTTTTGAGGACGCGCCATCGGGGGTCATCGTGGCGGGCCGAAGATCGGCTGACTCGATTGCGGTCGATATTTTTTCCGCATTGGTATAAGCCCCCAGCTTAGCCGCCATTTTCTGCCGGTGGCTGTTGTTCAGGTGACCATAGACCTTGCCGACGAGGATGCCGCCGTCCTTGTGCCCTAGCCACGCCGCGATGGTCATGTAGTCGATGCCGGCCATGACGCACTTGCTCGCGAAGTAGTGGCGCATGGCGTGGAACCCGGTGACGCGCTTCGCGCCGGTGGCGACGCGCGCCGTTCTGAACGAATGCTCCAGGCATTTGGCTGGAATGTCCTCCGCGGCTCCAGCCATCGCTGACGGGAACAACCACTTGCTCTCCGGGTCTTTCCGGGACGCCATCTCCACGAGCAGTCCCTCCAATGATGGGCTCATGTCCACCCATCGGGTATCGCCGTTTTTGCTCCTCCGGTAACCGCCGATCAGGACGCGCTTCAGTTCCATGTCCACATCCGCCCACGCCACGAGCAGCCCCTCCGATCGACGGGCACCGGTCGCCGCCAAGAACCCCACGAAATCGGACAAGAGGTGGCCGTTCTTTAGATGGCCAATCGACCAACCCCTCAATGCGTCAATCTCCTCGTCGTCGGTGAGAGGCTTCTTGTCAGCTTTGTAGGGTAGGCGCTTCACCCCATCTAGCGGCCTCACCTTGACGCCGAAGACGGTCTCCGCGTGCTTGACCACGTTCCCAAGGATGACCAACTCGTGGTTCACCGTTCTGCCGCAGACCTTGTCCACGGACTGCCGGCGGCCCATGTGTGCCTTGACCGCGGCTGGGGTGATGCGGTCCAGCGTGAACCCGCCAAAGCTGGTTTTCAACGAGCGGACACACTTCCGCTCCCCTTTTAGAGTGCTCTCTCGCTTACCGTCGTGGAGTGACGCCTCGAACTCCAGGTAGTGATCGGCCGCAACCGAGAACGTCGGGGCCTTCGCTGACATAGCTAGCTCGCCGTCGCGACGGAGCTTCATCACGTCCTGCATCGCCACCACCGCCTCAGCGACAGTGCTGGCGTCCTTCAACGCGATGCGCTTGGCCCTGGGTTTGCCCAGTGCGTGGTCCATGACCGAGAGCTGTGCGTAGTACCGTCCGTTGCGGACCCAGAGCCCACGGATGGGCCGTCTCCTGCCGTCGAGTGCCTTTACAAAAACATTGTCTCCGCGCAGTGGGGCCGGTCTACCGTCCGGCGTTGTTTGAGGTTTCGTTCCTAAAGGTGAGGATTTCATCAGGAAATAGGATTAGCACAAAAACTAGCACACAAGCAAGTCTGGGTGGAGTGATTAAGTGTAAGTGGTTGCTAATCAACGTTAAAAAGTCGTCATGGAGGTGGCTAAATGGCAGACTACGGGGACTGTCAGTCCCTATTTGTAGCGTTACAATTTCCGTGCAAAATCGTTTCAAAAACCTCCCATCCATACACTTAGGAAAGAGATTGCTGCGCGTAAACTGTTGCGTTACAAATGGTCCGAGAAATGGGTCACTTCAGCACAATCCGTAGCACAGGACGCCGGCTCAGGAAGCGATTGGACCGCGCCAAACTGGTCGCCTCAGCGGTGTTCTCGGCGGTCAGATTCCGGTGCCGCCTCGCTGGTAAAAATTGCGCCAGCGACCTCACGGCGGCGGCGTGGGGCATGGCTGGATTGGTGTTCTCACCGGGCCGAATCGCCAAGCTCGGTCGCCAACGCATCCGCTTCTGCGCGACCAAGTGCCCGTTCTACGACGACCTCCGCAAGACCTGTGGACAGGAGAACGCCACCACCACCGTTTTCGGTAAAACAGAAATGGCAGGATGCGGGTGCTTCATGCCGGCGAAGGTTGGCATCCCGGCGGCGACGTGCTGGCTCAACGAGCGGACAGATGGAGAGATCGGCTGGCCGAAACCCCTTCAACGCAACGCCGGTCTCAAGCTGTGAACACCCCATCCACTGAACTCGCCGTCGTGGTGGACGGCAAATCTATCGACGGCCCCGCGCAGGCGCTCGGCATGGACATCCGCGACGAGCACGCGCGGAACTCAGGCGAGCTGATCCGGGCACTGGCCAGCGCCGGAATCGCTGAGCTGGTGCTGGTGAAGTGGTGGCGCGAGTTCGAGCTGATCTCGAAGCGCAACCAGCAATGGGCAGAGTGGCTGGATGTCGTCGTGTCCAGTGGAGCCCACGTCAAGCCGGACGTGCTGATGCGGTACGATGAGCATCGCCAGATGTTGACCGACCAGATGGTCAGTCTCGGGACCGCCATCATCGACCACGTCAAGTCCATCGCCTCGAACCAAGCGCCAACCAACAAAGCGAAATCGTTCGTGGCGTCCGTCAACCCTGTTGCTCGGGCACTGGCCGACCACAAGCCAATCGTCATCCCTGGGGCGGTGCCTTCACCGGAGGAGATGGTGGCGGCCGTGACCAAGAAGATGGCGGCCGTTAAGTAGGAACCCATATCCATGTCCTCCAAAGCCTGTAAACTCACCGCCGCCGAAGCGACCGAATACGCTGAAGCCATGGCCGCGCTCAAACCTTTTGGCCTCACCGTTGAAACGTTCGTAACGATGTTCGTTGCGCTTCGGAATCAGTTACCCCCCGGCGTGACACTCACGGAAGTTGCGGCAGAGTCGCAAGCCGCACCGGCCACATGAAGACCCCGCTCGACAAGTTCCCGCCGTTCATGTGCCGGGCTTTCGCTCACCGCGGACGGCATCCGCTGACCCGCGAGGAGATCGCCAAGAAGGCCGGCATGAGCGTCCGGATGGTGGACCGGGTCTCGCGACGGGCGACCTGGTGCGGGATGAAGGTGTGCGCCGCGTTCGCGTTCGCCTCAGCCTGTGGAGTGGACCTGATGCACCCAAAGAACGCGGTGCGCTACCTCCGACACAAGAAGAAGGCCCACTGGTCCGCGTCCGCGCGCTACGAGCTGATGTTCGAGAAGCTGCTCACCGACGGGGCAAGGAACATGAGGGATTGACTCCGCCACAGTGTAACGTTACACAACCGCCGGCAGGGTAGATCAGTCTGGCAGATCGTCGCGCTCATAACGCGGAGGCCGTCGGTTCAAATCCGACCCCTGCTCCCACTTTCAAATCTCCACCTCAAAGATCTGCGGGCGCTTCCCTTCGTCGGGAGAACTCCCTCCAACGTCTGCTGCCATCTCTGAGTAGATGACGTAGCTGATGGCGTCCCAGATGTGCTTGTTGGGTTCGCCGCGAGGGATGAGCAGGTTGGTGTTCCGGTTGTTCGGCCGGCACAGCTCACGGAACATCTGGGCGGCGTAGGTGCAATGGGCCGAGACGTGGATGCGATTCTCGGAGACCATCGACGCCACAAGCTGCAGCCGCTTCCTCATGGCGTTGGGGCTTTTGGCCTCGTAGGCAAACTGAAGGCTGAGCCGGTTGTTGCTAGCCCCCTCCACGATGGCCGCTTCGGTCTGAGGGCTGGTGGAACGGAACGCCTCAAGGGAACTGTCCGACCAGCTCACCCACCGGATCTTCCTGCCAAGGTGGGCCTCCAGTGAATCCATCTTCTCGACGAAGAGTTCAGCAAACTCGACGAGCAGCATGTCCTCTTTCAGCGACACCAGCTCGTCGATAACGTCCCAGTGGACATCGCCATCCTTGCCGATGCGCTTCTGCATGATGACGGCGGCGTGGTTGACCTGGCCGGTGTCGAATCCGCAGTAGAGGGTGGAGGTCTTGGGGGACGGGTTCAGGTAGTCCCAATGATCCGGGTCCGACCCTTCGCACTGTCCGACGACATGGAGTTCGGTCTTGAACCCTGGGAACCATCGACCCGACCTACCGGTCTTCGTCCACTTCCCGAGCACGAACCGGTCGTACTCGTCAGCCTTCCCCCAATAGGTGGCTTTGAGGTCCGCGATCTGCTGCGGGTCAACGAACGGGTTGTCTTCAAACCCGAACTCGAAAAGCTTGAGCCCGGCCTGACGGCGACGGAACCGGGTGCGGTCGTCGTCGTTCCGGCAATACTCCGGGAACGACTCCATCACTCGTTCTCGATACCAGATCTCGTAGGCGAAATGGTCGATGCCCTCCTCGGGCGGGTTGGTGTCGCTGATCCATTGGTGGCACTCGTAGGGGAGGCCGTAGTTCCGCAGCTGCTGGATGGATAGGTCGAACACGGAGCGGGAGTGGAAGTTCTGCAACTCCGCGAAGTAGATGCACGAGAACCGGGTGTTGAGCAGCTTCTCGGCGATGTCGTCGTCGAAGTCCAATGAGTGCAGCTCGATGCGGGACTCGCCTCCCCAGTAGTTACGCATCGTGAAGTAGTGCATCCGGGTGGAGCCGTCGATGCGTGGGCCGGCTGGTCGGTTCTTGTCCTCTCCAGGCTGCTTCGTGTAGCCGAAGTCCTTGCCATCCTCCGCCACCAGGCCGGCATCCAGCCACTCCCGCATGGTGAAGCCGGTCAGGTCGGACCAGACGCCGCCTTTGCCGGCCTTGATGGTCTTGGTGAACATCCCGATCCGTGCGTCCGGCGTCTCCCAGGCATGGCTGATGAGCCGGTGCATGGTGGGGACGGTCTTTCCGGTCAGGCGTGGCCCTGTGACCAGGACATAGCGGTCCTTGCAGTTATAGACATCCATCTGCTTGGGCGACAAATTTGGCACCCATAGCCCTGATTCGGTGGTTGGCATTCGCAGCTTGCAGCCTGAAACGGCTGTTGTGTAACGTTACATCCAGAATCTACAACTAGGCAACCGGGAACAACATCATGGACTACAAAAGCACCTGTATTGACGCAATCGCATCTGCCATCTCCGACATGGATGACGGCACACAAGCCACAATCGAGCTGACCGGAACCGTGTCCACCGGGGCTGACGGCCTGAAGACCATCACTGATGCCAGCGCTATCGTGAAAGACGAGTCCGCTGAGAGCGCAGCCCAGGAGGAGGCAGAGAAAGCAGCTGTCCCTGCTGGTGTCACCGCGCTGGCGAAGAAAAAGGCGGTCCCGATGGTGGCAGCGGTTGAATAACCTGGCGTGCAAGACAAGGTATTCAAAACAAACCCGATTGTCGGGACGCTTAAAGTCGAGATTGCTCCATTCGTCGTGAGCTTCCCGTCGGGCGATTACCATTACCAGGGAGGCGTGGTGACGCTCCCGAACAACTCCACCAGGTACATCACTGTCCGTAAGTCGGACATGCTGGCGCTCGCGATTAGTTCCCCGGACCAACCAGCCTACATCTATCTCGCGCAATACATCACCCGTAGCGGCGCGGTAAGTCGCGTTGACCACTTCGAGAACGGCCCGAACGAAGGGGAGTGGAACGGTGTCCTTCCAGCGAACGAATACCAACCAAGCCGGCCCGCAGCGAAGGCGGCGGTGAATCTCCACCACGACACTCTCTATTACATAGACAACACACTCGTTGGGGATGTCTTTAATCGAGGGTGGTTTCTCTACGACCAGGACTCAACTTTCCCGGCTGACGATTCGGACTCAATCGCACTGGATACACTTTCTGGCCGTCTAATCAGGAAGGGTTCGACTGAACCCGATAGGACTGTCAGCTATGTCTCAGACCACCCCGGCACACTCACGATGGGGATGGCCGTCTGCTTGATTGCGGGCCAACTGCGAAGGGCCACCAATGCTTCACCGTACAATGTCCCGATTGGTCTCCTATACGAAGACACTCTCCTTCAGGGCGTTGCCGGTCGGGTCCAGACCGACTTGAACCTGACCATGCCAGCGCTGGCTTGGGGCGACGCGACCGGGATGGTGGGCGGTCTCGCTCCAGGGCAGATCTACTTTCTCACCTCCACGGGGGCAATCACTCCCTTCGCCCCCAGCGTCGGCTACATCGTGCCCGTTGGCTTGGCCCTAAGCTCAACCACATTTAGGATTAGCTTTAATTCAAGTGTAAAACTGTAAGGATCATTATGGCTGCTGTAATACCTATTCGAGTTACTTCTGCTGGGCAGCTCGCCAATTTCCAAACGGGCGATTTCCTCGACCTTAACTTGGGCGGCACTGGAGCCACTACTTCTGGTGCGGCTCGGACGAATCTAGGTGTTGCCATTGGGTCAGACGTGCAGGCGTATTCTGCCGATGCTGCGTCTCTGCATTCCTTGAGCGGCACCTTGGGCCTTGCTTGTCGTACTGCCGCTAACGTCTTCACGATGCGGCAGGTCGCGGTTCAAACGCGACTGACGGTCACGAACCCTGCTGGAACGGCAGGCGACATCACGCTCGACCTAAACACGTTGGCGGATTCTGGGGCTGGAACGTTCGCAAAACTTGCACGCGATACTTATGGTCGCGTGAGCGGAACGACGGCTGTGGTCGCTGGCGACATCACCGCGCTGGTAAACGCCATCTACGCGCCCATCAACAACGCGGTGTTCACTGGGACCACGACGCTGGCCGCTGACCCTGCGTCTGCGTTGCAAGCCGCGACCAAGCAGTACGTTGATGCAATCGCAGCCGGTCAACGGGTCCGCGATTCCGTCCGGGTCAAATCGACCGCCAACATCAATATCAGCACTGGCACGCTGCTGACCATCGACGGCGTCGTTACTGCCTCGGGCAATCGCGTGTTGTTGACGGACCAGACGGCTGGCGCAGAGAACGGCGTCTACATTGCCTCGACTAGTACTTGGACTCGCGCAACTGATTTTGACAGCGCATCAGGTGAAGTCACCGGTGGCGCAACCTTCTGGGTCAACGAAGGCACTCTTTGGGCAGACACGGGTTGGACGTTGACCACTAACGACCCGATTGTTGTTGGCACCACTGTGTTGGTGTTCACGCAATCTTCGGCGCTTGGTCAGGTTGTCGCAGGTAATGGTTTGACCAAGTCAGGCAATACGCTTGACGTAGTCGGCACGGCGGGTCGAATTGTAGCTAACGTAGACAGCATCGACCTTGTTTCAGGCATCGTCACACCTGGCACCTACACCAAGGTCACTGTCGATACCTATGGCCGGGCAACAGTGGGCGCGACAGCAGTTCCCTCGGACATCGGTGCTCAACCGGTGGATGCGGGTTTGACCAGCATCGCGGCTCTGACCGGTGGCGGTGGACTTTACTCGACCGCTACCGATGCGTTTATTCTTCGCAGTATTGCAGGCACGTCAGGTCGCACTGTTGTGACAAACGGAGACGGTGTTGCAGGCGCTCCGGTAATCGACTTGGCTTCGGGCGTAGCTACTCCCGGCACTTACCAAGCGGTCACAGTAGATACCTATGGTCGCGTGACTTCGGGTACGGTGTCTTCTACTACGGTGTTAGAAGACACTTTTATGAATGCCGAAACAGTTGCCATTGCTATTTGTCGCGCAGTCTACGCTCATACCACGACAGACCAAGTTAAGCTGGCGGATGCAACGTCGTCACCTCAAGCGCAAGTCATCGGTTTGGTTAGCTCCACTTCCATTTCGGCGAGTGCTTCTGGGGCTATCGCCTTTGCAGGCGTCATGGCAGCAACTACAACTCAGTGGGATGCTGTGACTGGTCAATCAGGCGGATTAACACCGGGCGCGCCTTATTACTTGTCTAGTGTAACTCCCGGCGCTTTGACCACCACCGCGCCTTCAACAAATTATCTCGCTGTTGTCGGACGCGCCATGAGCACGACCAAAATGGCTCTGCGCTTTGATGCGACCGTTAAACTGACCTGATATGGCTAATCGAATTCCTCTTGTCAGCATAACCGGGCAGCTTCAAACGCTGCCTTCGGGAGACGTCATTAATGCCAACGACGTTGTCATAGGGACTTCATCTGTTGAAGTGGGCTCTGGGCCAAGCGCAAACGAGTATCAAGGCCCGAAGTCGTTGATGGAGTTCGTGTATGCCTTGTCTCGGAGCATCAACGCTCCTGACTGCTTCCGTCACCGCACATACGGTAGTCAGGAAAAGTGGAATGGCTCTGCTTGGTCAGCCGATACAACCAACTGGGATGCCTGTCTCGACAGTTCAGCCATCAACGGTGTTGTAGCAATAAGCACCGCAGAGTATTCTGCCGGGATAACCAAGAAGAGGGTTGTCATAGACATCGGGGGTACTTGGTACAGACCGAACTGTATCATCACCACGGACATCTGGAGCGGGCAGAGTATTTCCTTCACCCTGTTGGTGGAAAGCAGCGTGAACAACATCACGTTTGCGACGGTAGGAACCAGCCAATCTAGCTCAAACGGCAGTCTGGTCTACGTGGCACAGGCAGACGCAGGGCAACCTCGCTACTGGCGTCTGACGTTCACGACCAACGTGGCCATCACCACAGGGCCGCTCCAGATCTCGAAGATTGTGGGGTTGAACAACGGTAATTACGTCAACCTAAATCCTCTCTCGATCGGGTACGACCAGAGAGTGACCGTCACCAAGCAGTTGGTGTCTTCACTAGTCACAGGCACGGCCCCGTTCAGCATTGCTTCGACGACGATGGTGTCGAACCTCAACGCGGAGTTCCTTGGTGGGCAGAATGGTGCATTCTACCGGGATGCGAGCAACCTCAACGCGGGTACGCTACTCTCTGCGCGCCTCTCTGGTGCTTATTCCGGCATCACCGGGCTTGGGACGTTGACCGGTGGGCTGACCATAAACAACAAGCTCACAATCCAAGATAGCCAGCCCGGAATCATCCTACGTGAGACCGACCAGTCAGGCACGACGAACAAGTGGATAGACTGCGAAGGCGGAACGCTTAGGTTGCTGCAAACAAACGACGCCTACAACACGTTTGCCACACACCTCACGATCAGTTCTGCGGGCGCTCTCCGGGCATACGGGTCAGTCACCTGCGACACTACGTTGACCGTCACAGGGCTCACCTCTGCCGCGACCATAAACGCTACTGGCGTGAACGTGACCGGTGGCGTGAACGTGTCAGGGTCAGCGGGTGGGTTCGGAGTCTGCAGGCGGGACACAAACGCTTTTGTTTGGCAGATTTTATCTACCGCAGGCGAGCTGGCTTTTTACAACCAAGTAGGGGTCGCTTACTCACTTTTCATCCAGTCCAACAATAACATCGTGATGGGGGCCACGGCTCAGATAGCCGGCCAGTTCTCATCCACACTCGCTACGGGGACAGCACCGTTCAACGTCACCTCTACGACGTTGTGCTCGAATCTCAACGTAGGTCTCCTTAACGGTCAGGCTGGGTCATTCTACCAAAACGCTGGGAACCTCAATGCCGGTACACTTTTGGCAGCCCGGATGCCCGCTCTGACGGGCGACATCACTACCGTTGCGGGCGGGGTCGCCACGACGCTCGTGAACATAGGAATCACGTCAGCATTTTACGGAAGCTCAACGCAGGTGCCGGTGATAAACTTCGACGCCAAGGGGCGTGCGACCACCGCGTCGAATGTCACCATCACTCCCGCCGTCGGAAGCCTTACGGGTCTTGGGACTGGTGTAGCTACTTTGCTTGGAGGTACGTCAAGCGGCACTGGCGGTCCTTCTGGGACAGTTTCTCCTACGTTCACCGGCACAGTCAGCGCCGCGACCATAAATGCTAGCGGCTTGACCGTCTCAAGCGGCATATCTCAACCTCTCGGGGCTCTAGGAGGAACCGCAGGCAACACGCTTTTAGGGTTGGTGCAGTCGGCGACCACCGGCAATGCCGATAGTCTGCGGACAACCCTCATCCGGAACGCCAACGGCAGCGATTGGCAGACCGCCACCTGGAAGTTGGGTAGAAAGATTGACTTTACCGACATTGGTTACATTGCGTTTGGGCCGAGCTTTGACCTCTACGGTCTTGAGTTTGGCGTGACCTCAGGGATGGCGGTCCGTATCGACAACAGCAAGCGGGTCGGCATCGGCAAGACCCCGACCGTAGCTTTGGACGTGCTGGGAGCCATCACGGCCTCCAGCGGTATCACGGGGACCACGGGAACCTTTTCAAGCCAAGTCAACGGCTCTCTGTTTGTCGAGAAATACACGACCTTCACCCCGACCACCGTGGGTTGGTATCGGGTCTTCACTACTTACGTCATCGGTGGCGGCGTTCTTCGGATAATCGCCTCCTACAACAACAAGTGGGACAATCTGGAGTTAGTATGGAACTCCAACGGCTGGGGACAGTCAGGTCAGATAAGCATCGTCAAGGGCGGTGTGTACGGTGCATACATTGTATCTCAAGTCCGAGTCACTGGTAATTCCGGCGACGCAGCAGGATACCTGGACATCTACGTCTCGGATGTCACCAGCGCCGGGCCTATCTCAATCTACGCTTACGGCCCTGATTGTCCGGCCTTTACGGCTCCGATTGTCGTAGGCGCTGTTGTCGGTACAGGCACCACGAAAACTCTATCGGTGGCGCGTGGGATTGGAACAACGGACCAGTTCTATTCGTCGGTAGCTACCGGTACGGCTCCGTTGGTAGTTGCTTCGACAACGCTCGTCTCGAATCTCAACGTCCAGTACCTGAATGGGCAGCTCGGTAGCTTCTACCAAGACGCCGGCAACCTGAACGCCGGTACCATTCCTTCGGCGAGGTTGGCTAATGCCATGAAGGTCGGCGGTATTCCCGGTGTCGACCTCAACACGCTGACTGCTGCTGGTTCTTATCGCATCCAAAACACCGAAGCGAACCGCCCCAATTCTCTCTCATGGGGTCAGTTGTTGGTGATCCAAGGGGGAGCGGACACAATTACTCAAATCTACGGAGACTACGCTGCAGGCGCTCTCTACACCCGCAGCGGCAACCCGACCAACGTAGGAGGCAGTGGATCTTACACCGCTTGGCATACGATCTTAGGAAGCAACAACTACTCCAGCTACGCCCTTCCGCTGACTGGAGGCACGCTATCGGGCCATCTCTTGAGCGGCTCCGGTTACCAAATCAAATGGTCGGACGGAACCTTGGCAGCACCCGGTTACTCGTTCTACGGCGAGACCAGCACAGGCATCGCTCGTACCGCAGCCGGGACTTTGGCATTGGTCGTAGCGGGTGTTGCCGGAGCCAGAATCAACACGGCAGGTATCGGCGTTGGTGTAGGGACGCCTTACTTTCCTGTCCATGCTAAAGGGTCAGTTTGGGCCGTTCACGCGACGTACACCGGAGAAGGCGGAGGAGCTATCATCGGAGCTTCTCTCAACGGAGTTGCTGAACCGGGGCTGGACCTTCGCCGATGGACTGGAAGCGGCACAATACACGGAACCACGTACATTTTTACGGATAGTAGCGGACAAACATTCTTCTACAACGGGCAGAAATCAACCAACACGCAAGCGACTGTGCTGGCGATGACGTTGAGCACGGCTGGAGGGCTAACGCTTGTTGGAGGACTCACGGCTACGACAATCTCAGGGGCAGGCACCGGACTCACCGGCACCGCTTCGAGTTTGAGCATCGGTGGCACTGCTGGTTCTATCAGCGGCTTCAACAACCCCACGACGGCGGCGACCGCCCACACGATTGTTTACCGCGACCACAGCGGAAACATTATTGGTACATACGGTTTTTTCGTTTACCTGAATATGTCGCACGGAGCCAGCGGTGCGACAGGAGACACGGTATTCTACTCATCGGGCGATGACTATATTCGTAAGAATAACGCCACAGGATTTAGGGCTTCGCTTAATGTGCCAACCCGCACGGGCGGAGACGCAAGCGGTACTTGGGGCATCAGCATCTCAGGCACCGCCGCATCCGCGACCACGGCGACCAACATCGCAGGCGGCGTTGCAGGAGGCGTCCATTACCAATCCGGCGTCGGTGCGACTGCAATCACGGCCGCCGGCACTTCTGGACAGGTGCTTACTTCTGGTGGGGCAAGTGCTCCGACGTGGACGACACCCAGTGCAGGCACGGTCACGCTCGTCTCTGTCTCCAGTGCAAACGGCATTACAGGTTCGGTTGCTACCAACACGACCACGCCAGCCATCACGCTCACGCTCGGGGCCATCACTCCCACGTCGGTGGTGGCATCGGGCACCGTCACCGGCTCGAACCTGTCCGGCACGAACACCGGAGACGGCGCTGGGCTTACTGGTGCGGCCGGGTATGTCGCTCGGTTCACATCAGGTACGGCGCTGACATCCAGCGTCATCCGAGATGATGGTACCAATGTTGGCATAGGCACAGCTGCTGCCTCCGGTAAGAGGCTTTCCGTCAGCGGTGACACAGCCCTAAACGGACAATTAGCTTTAGGTGTCACAGAGGTCCCCGGAGGCACTGGCTCTTTCCAAATACAGAAATTCTGTGTCATTACCGTCGGCACCGTAGCGTATAAGGTTGCACTCTATAACTAAAAAGACATGAACGAAATAGTGCTCATAGGACGAGACAACCCAGGAGGCTATGGCGACGTGCTTCGTTGCATCGAAGCGGCGCTTGGCGATAGGCTTGCCGGGTCTGTCGGACTCTTCAATCCTCACAACCTTGTCGCCGAACCCGCGGTGGAGCTGTACGTGGTTCCCATGGGTTACGGAAGTTCCGACTATCCAGCCGCCCGCAAGGGAAACAAAACCGCCATCTACACCATGTGGGAGACGGACTGCTTGAACAAAAGGCAGGCCGAATTCCTGCGACGCTTCGATGTCGTCATGGTGCCATGCACCTGGTGTCGCGATGTCTTCGCCGAAGCGGGCATCACCGCCCATGTGGTGCCTCCCTACGTTGAGATCATCGAAGGTCCAGGCAGCAGGGACAAGTTGCTGGCGGGTGGAGCTGCGTCACCGATCTTCCGCAAGCGATTGGACAAGGTGGTGGATCTGCTGCACGCCACCGGAGAGGCTTATTCGGTCCGTTCGGACGACCCATCTGTTTTTCCCGGGTGCGGCGACAAGATGGACTTCACTTGGGCTTCAACCGAAGACCACGAAGCATGGTTCCGTTCGGGGAAACTTTTCCTGAATCTTTGCAGTGGAGAAGGCTGGGGGCTTTTCCAGCACAAGGCGCTGGCACATGGCCTCCCATTGGTCACCCCTTGCCACGGCGGGCTAGTTGACTTTGTGACGCCAGAGAACTCGTACATCATTCCGCATACCGAGGTTTTTGCCAGCGGTTACTTCGCAGTTGGATTGGGCAAATGGGCAGACGTGAAGATAGAAGAAGCAGAAGAAGTGCTTCGCTTCGCCTTAAACGACCCCGGCCTCAAAGTTAAACAAGTTGCAGCCGCCGCTTCGGTGGCACATTTTACCAAAGCCCGCATGAGGCGGGAGCTTCTCGCAGCTTTGGAATTGTCCGGTCAGTAACAACAACACAGCAGAACATGAGCGAAAACATAGCCCCACAGTCCCAACAACCCCAGCAGCAGGCGCAGCGCCTTCCGCAGGTCACGCCCGCCATCTTCGACGCAATCAATGCCCTGGATGGATTCCTTCAGAAAGCTCCGCTGACCCGCGCCGAGCATCAGACCGCGTTCGCCCACCTCCAGGGTGTCTTGCGCCACATCGAGATGTTGGAGGCCCAAGCTGCCCAGCCGAGCCGTGCCGAGTGAGGAGGAGTCAATATGCCCAAAGAACTACCACTGCGGGAAGAAATCGACAGGGCTCGTAAGCTCGTCGCCATCGAGATCACCATCCGCCCGTTCGACCGGGCCGTGAGCGGGATCTTCCGGTACTCCGAAGCCGTCGTGTACGCGGACGGCACCAACGAGGCGAAGAACTTCTTCCAAGTTTCCGCTAACGAGGCCCAGTTGCAGCCATTTCTCGGCGACGAGATGTGGAGCAAGGTCAGCCAGTTTGCCCACGCGCTCGCCGACGCCGATGAAGAGGCGAGGAAGATTCCGTCCTACCCCGTGCCTATGCCTCTTCCCAGCGTACCGTAAAACAGCACGGGTCCGTGAGCGGGCCGTGCCGCACAGAAACAACAAAAGGAGGATTCAATGGATACTGGAAACAAGCCCTGGGGAGTCTTCGTGATGGACACTTTCAAAGCATCTCTGCCGGTCGGTGGAGGCAGCGTCCTGGCGACGCTGCACAGCGCCGACGTGATTGTCACTTTCGCCACCCATATCGTCGGCCTATGCGCCGCCGTCGTAGGGCTCATTTGGTACGTTGTCCGGCTCAAAAAAGACCTCCTCGACCGCAATAAAACACTCAACAAAAACAAAAAATGAACGAAACGACTCAGTCCTTCATCCGGTCCATCCTGAAGATTGGTGCCGGTGCTCTCGTCGCCAAAGGTTTTACTGATTCCGCCGGCGCAGAGACCCTCGTTGGTGCGGTGGCCGGCATCGTCTCCGTGTTCTGGGGCTACCTCGCCGCCCGTAAGGCCACGGCGAACAAAGTGTGACCACCATCATCGGGGCTTTTTTGAGCATCTTGGCGGCTCTATCTCCTGCTCTTGCGCGGTGGATCAAGAGCCGCCAAGACAGGGCTGAAGACCCCGAGACCGCCCGACAACGACGTATCGACATTGCTGCCAATGACATCGCCTCGACCCCGACTGGAACCGCTCCGGATGCTTCTGCTAGCGGCCTCGCTGACCTCGATACTCTTGAGCGGCTGCGCTCGAAGGCAGGTCGTGATCGTGGCAAGTGACGATGCGGTGGTCCGGATCAAGGCTGCGACCGTCTTCACGCCCGACAAAGATGGCTGGTACATGAGCGATGCACTCTACATGCGCTACCGACGCGCCGTGGCCGACAAGATTGTGGAGTCCATCGAGACCAAATGAAAACGGTCCCATCCAAAGTGTTCCGCGAAGCCCTGGTCGCCGAGGGGTTCACCGAGCTGCTGCCTGCTCTCGACTCCGAGGTGAACTGCCCATCCCGCGCTTGGCTGGAGAATGATTTCTCGGGATACCTTTCGGGCCTCCAGCTACCCGGCTTCGCCGAGGCCGTGGATTGCGATGACTGGTCCATGTTCGCCAAGGCGATGGCCGGCTACGCCAACGGTCTTTCGGACTCGAAGGCTGGGGTCGCCTTCGCCGTGGCAAAGATCACCATCTATCCGTCCAGCACCTTCAACGGGCTGCCTGGGCCGGGAACCCATCTGACCAACGCCGTCCTCTTGGACACCGGAGAACTACTCGCCTATGAACCCCAAACGCAAACCCTGGCCTCTTTCAAGGAGGCTGTCGCTGATGGCGCTATTGGTCTGGACTGGGTACTTTACTAGTGGATGCCAGCTCAACAAGACCATACCAGCCCCGCCCGCGATGCGCTGATCTGCAATCTTCGGTCGCAGCTCATCCCTTGTTGACTCGTAGCGCTGTAACGATACAACAGAGCAGCAAACATCGACACACCAACCAACTGACCAACTGACCAACCAACCAAGACCATGAAGTCCAAGTCAATCCTCTCGTTCGCTGTGCGGCTCTTGATTGCCGCAGCTTTCCTCATCACCGGGCTCGGTAGCGCTTTCGGGCAGACGCCTGGCGCACCTCTGGCCTACTCAATCCAGGGCACACTGAAGGTGCAGATCCTTCCGTTTCTCACGGTCAAGCCGGATGGCTCTCTCTTCGAGTTTGCTGGCGGTGTCACAACGCTGCCGGCTTCCTCTAGCGGGACGTTGTCGATGCTCTATGCGGACAATTCGGTATCACTGGTTGCCGCGAGCTACGTCACCAACGCGAACCGGTTCTACTTCGACAAGTTCACCACGGACGCCTACCAGGTCGTCAAAGTGGAACGTCTGTACCAGAACCCGATCTCAGCGCCTCGCATCATCACAGCCTCTGCGGCTCTGGACTTCCCGTCGATGGCCACGTTGGCATCGGCAGACCTGACCATCGCGGTCGCTGGTGCGGCCGTGAACGACTCTGTGATGATCGGCTTGCCGGCTGCACCCACCTCCGGAATCGTGTTCTCGGCCTTTGTCTCAGCGACGGGCACCGTCACTGTGAGGGCTTTCAATACGACTGCCGGGACCATCGACCCGGCAAGTGCGACCTACAAGGTCAAGGTCGCCCAGTGATTGCCGCTGAGTGAACGCGGTCTACACCACGACACGATGCCCGTCAGCCTCGCCAAACTAGAGAAGGCCAAAATCACCCAGGAAACCCTGAAGGCCAAGTTTGCTCGCGCCTATGCAGACAAGGACGGCAAAATCAAGAAGCTGACGAGCCGTATCTTTGACCGCATCCAGCAGGGGAGAAACTTCAACTTCGACAACTACAAGGTCTATCACGCCATCGACTTGTTGTGGGAGACTCCGATGCGGGCGCAGGATGCAGCGTTGATGCGGACTTTGGCGGGCCGCGACTTTAGCAAGGATGGCAACAAGAAGATCGTGGAGGAGTGGGCACTTACCCACCTCCTCGTGGACAGGACAGATCCGAAGACCAACAAGACCGAGAAGGTGCTGAACCTTCCTCGGTTCTTGAACGTCATCGTCCCGTTGGCGGCTTCCACCACGAAGACCCGCGTGGCCAAGTTGACCAACGACCGGATGCAGTATCCGTTGTTCAAGTACGACGCGCGCAAATCCACGCCCCAGAACATGGCTCGGTGCGAGTTGCTCACCGATTACGTGGAGACGGTTTCGACCTGGTTCGATTACCGGAACTTGCTGCAGCAGGCCATCCTCAAGTGTTGCCAGTACCCGAACCAGCTCATGTTCCCGCAGGAGAGCTGGTTCAAGGAGGAGCAGGATGGCGAGTTGGTGAAGGAGGGGGTCCGATACCGCCTTCCGCATCCGGCGCGAGCGTACTACGACTTGTCCCACCCGATCTCCAGCTTCAACACGGACACCGGGTGTCAGTTTGCCGGCTACTGGCGGATCATCCCGTACCGCGACCTCATGGGTTCGACGGAACTTTGGAACACGGAAGCCATCCACCTCGGGGCGGACTGGAAGTCAGCGCACAGCGTCTATTTCGACACGGTCTACCCATGCACGTTGCAGCCGCCTCACTTGAGCCCCGGCTTTAGCGAGAACGACCGCGAGCAGAAGAACATGACCATGTTCAGCTCGTCATACGAGGACTCCGGAGTGGTGGTCACTGAACACCACGAGCGGATCATCCCGTCCGATTACGGCTTGGGTAACTACGATAGCCCGGTGTGGTTCCGGTTTTTGGTGGCGGCGGACAACACCGTCCTCTACTGCGAACCGCTCACGACGTGCGGGATCACTTACTGGGGGTACGACCCTGATGATTCCCGGCTTATCTCGCCGTCGCTCATCCAGGAGGCGGCTCCGTGGGAATACCTCGTCAGCAACCTGCTCACGCAGTTGGTCGTGTCGGTGCGCCAGAACTTTGCCAACCTGACGTTCTACGACTCGGACATGGTGGACGAGAAGGTCATCAGCTCGCTGAAGGACATCAACGACACGTCGTTCAACACGCTGCGGATGGTGCCGATGAGCGGCAAGCGGTTCCGGGCGCAGCAGACGGACATATCGGAGTCGATCCATACCGTGCAGCTACCGCAGCGAGAGACGGTAGGGGTGATGAACGCCATCAGCATGGCTTTGAACATCATGGAGCGATGCTTTGTGATGTCTTCCCAGGAGGTCGGTTCGGCGGCAAACCACGAGCAGAGCGCCGAGGAGGTGAGGCTCATCGCCACCAACACGTCCACCCGGCTTGAATACACCGGCCTTGCCATCGACCGCGCTATCGAGGCGTGGAAGAGGCAGCTCTACTACTGTGCGATGGAGCACGGGAGCGAGGAGGTCTACGGTTACGTGTCGGCGGACCGCATCACCAGGGAGCAGTTGGAGAAGATGGGGCTCACAGTGAACGACGCTGAATCCTCATCCGATCACTTCAAAGTCAGCGGCAATCGGACGGCGATGGCGATGCAGGTGGAGTATTTCGCAGCAAGCCGTGACGGGGCCAACCGCTCCAACAACGGGGCCGTAGCGAACCAGATGGTCCAGATGCTTGCCCCGCTGATACCGCAGCTCGCGCAAGCCGCGGGGCCGGAACAGCTCGTCGGCCTGTTCAATCAATGGGCAGAGATGGCCGGGCTGCCGCGCAGTTACCGCTTGAAAATGGGTACTGTAACGTCACAGTCCGACCCGTCACAAACTGACCCTCATCAGCAGCAGATGGCTGCGATGGTACAACAGATCCGGGCTTTCGTGGAGCAATCCATCGAATCAAACACGGAGGGCATGATGAAAGAGGTGAGCGACAAGATGTTCGCTCCGCTGGCTCAGGCCGTGCAGCAGTCCGTGGCGCTCGGGCAGAGCAACCAGCAAGTCGTGGCGAAGCTGATCGAAACACTCAAGGGACTGACAAATGGCGGACCAGGAACAGCAGGAGCAAGTGATGCCGGAGGCTTCCAGCAGGAAGCGCCACTCAACCCTGCAGCCGGCATTGCGGCTGGAGCCGCTTACCCCGGCGGAGGTCAAGGAGATCCAGCAATGGTTGACCCTGCGACCGGGTCAGATGTTCCGTTCGGTGCTTGAGGCCCACTACCAAGTCAGGATAGCCACGGCCGGGGCCGAGAGGTGCAGCGACATCTCTATCATGGGGGGGGGCCAGTCTGGACATGAGGATGAGTCCATGGACAACGCCCATGAGGCGAGCCGCTACTTGGCTGCCGTCTCGATGCTCGACTTCTTCAGCTCTGCCACCGGCACCGACGTTGAGATGCTGTTCCGTAAACTTGCCTTCAGGCCATGACCAAAGCTGCGTTTCAATCGGAGTTCAACCTGAACCTGGAACAGTGCCAATGGCGGCCTGACGACCTGCACAGCGTCTTCACGCAATACGACAGCGAGTTCTACCGAAAGAACCAGGAGCAGTTCACGCAGAAGTATCGGAGCTTCTGGGCGGTGGCCAAGACGCTTATGCCGGCTTCGATGATCGAGCTTGGTTGCCGTGCTGGCTCCGCTGCCGACGCCTACATATCCGCCAGCGGTGCGAGTTACACGGGGATCGACACGTTTGAATCGGCCACCACGCCGGACGGGGCGTTGTGGGAACCGTACCGGGTCTTCGTGAAGCTGATGAAGAAGCGCCATTTTGCTACCCCTCATCTTCGCATCCAGAACCTCCGCGACCTCAAGGAGCTTCCGGCCACCGACTTCGTGGTGGTGGATGCGGCCCATGACTACGAGAACGCATTGGCCGACATGAAGTTGGCTGCAACCGCCGACCCCAAGTTCATCTTCGTGGACGACTACAACGGAGACGATGTACAGCGCGCGGTCGCCGAGTGGTTCTCCACCCACGCCTATCAGTGGTACGCGAGGCTCCACTACAACAGCGGGGGCATCGTCATCAAGCTTCGTGACTGAGCACAAAATGTAACGTTACACAACCTCTTCGAGAGAAGGGTATCCGCCATTTATGCCCGATAAAGACACCGAAAAACCTGCCGAGAACATCGACGACCTGGCCGCATCCATCATGGATGGTTTGGGCTACGGGAAGCCTCCGGAGAAGAAGCCTGCGGCTCCTGAAAAGAAGGAGGAGAAGGTGGTCGCTGCTCCTGACGACTCCAAAGCCGATGAGGACAAGAAGGAGAAGCCAGAGCCGGTCAAGAAGCCGGCCGACGTAGAGCCGAAAAAGCCGGAGGTCAGGAAGCCCGAGGAAAAACCCGCTCCGGTCATCGACACCGCCAAGCTGGCGGACGACGTGGCTGAACGGTTGGCAGCGAAGGCGGCGAAGCAACAGCCCGAGGCCAAGGCGGACCCGGACGCCGACCTCACCGCAGGGGACAAGCACGCTCTCCGGGTCGCCAAGTTCATGGCGGAGCAAAGCCAGGACATGAAGGGCCGGGAGGGCGAATACCGCGCCTTCCTGAAGGCGGAGAAGGACTACCTGGCCAAGTGGCAGAGGGCGAACCCAGGCAAAGACTTCGACGGCGAGGACGACGAGCACGAGGAGTTCTACTCGACCTCCACGCCGTCATGGAGCGATGGTGACGAGTTCCGCCACTCGGAGACCGAGATGATCGCGGACGAGAAGGTCACCCGGAAGCTGGCCGCCCACACCGCTGCCGAGACAAAGCGAACCACGGCCGAGCGCATCGACGGTAACGCGACCAGGGCCGCGAACCTGGGAGCCAAAGCCATCTTTGAAGCGGCCGGGGTCAAGGTGAAGACGTTCGATGAGCTGTCCGAGGCCGACCCTGTGGCCGCAGAGGCGGTGGAGGCTGTCGGTGGCGAGACCGCTTCTTTGATGGCCACCGCCGAGCAACTGCTCACCCCGGCCACTCCGCACAGGGCCTCGAAGGACAACCCGCTGCACGCCTCCCTGATGGTCAAAGTGTCCGGCTACGAGAAGGAGATGCTCGCAGCCCGCACGGAGAGCCCTGAGAGCATGTATTGGAAGATGGCCGATGGGGTGACCCGGCAGTTCGCGACGCTGGAAGAGTGGAACGCGATGTCCGACAGGGAACGCACGGGGTGTTATACTCCGTGGCTGCATCCCGAGCTGGTCAGGCCGATGTTACTCAGGGACGGCAGGGAGAAACTCTCATCCACCATCGAGAAGAAGCGTTCAGCGGCCTTGTCGGTGGCGAGAAAGCATGGGTGGAAGGAACCGGAATCCGTGCCAGAGGCGAAGCCGGGCGAGGCGAGGAAAGAGCCTGAAACAAAGGCTCCGGCGCGCAAGAACCCGCCCTCGATGGGCGACGAGAAAGTCTCCACGGACAAGAAGGGTGCCGGGCCAAAGGACGATTTCTCTGAGATGATACAGAAGCAGCTCTACGGTTGATAGCGTTGTTGTAACGTCACAGACCCGCATGGAGCGGTGAGTGGCGGCTACAACAAATGCCTACACCATTCCTTGATACATGCTCGGTCGCGGTCACGAACACCTACGACACTTGTGGGACTCTGACCAAGGCCAAAATCAGCACGCTCACGCCTGACCAGATGAAGGCGTTGTTCACGGACGGCTCGTCCTGGAACGAACTCAACAGCCTCCTGAAGCACCAGTTCGAGATGGCTGCTTGCGGCATCCGCCGCAATGGCTTCTACGACTGGATCATGACCAGCAACAAGCCCGGTATGGGCAAGTTGGTCAACGTCGAGCGCCGGGATCGCAGCGCATCCCTCGTCCGTCCTTACATCCTTGGTCGCCAGATGTCGGTGGTGAACACCGATTATTGGGCCGTCACCAACGGCTACGCCACGGGTTCCTACACTGTCGGAAGCACCGGCCCGCTCACCTCGGTTGCTGGCGGCGACCGCGTGGTCCGTGTGACTCCTGGCTACGGAACCTACATCGACTCCGCTCAGTTCCTGGGTGATGTCGGCGGCAAGGGCGGCCACTCGCTGTTCATCCTGAACAAAGCGTCCGGTGACTCCACGGCCCAGATCGGCCAATGGCGCATCAAGGACAGCGCACTGGCGACCGACGGAACCTACGTGGACATCCTGATCGTGGACCGCAATGCGGGCTCCGCGTCGGCCTACGACACCACGCCCACCGCAGGCATCGCCGTGGTCGGCGTCAACAACGTCAACGACGTTGAGCAGTGGTGCAAGAACCCGGCGAACTACAACGCCACGAAACTGGTCCCGTTCTTCTTCCAGACCAGCCGGCGGACCCGCTGCGTGGACGACCAGTACCTGGAAGTCCAGAAGAAGCTGTTGGCTGACAACGCCTGGTTCGCTGAGTTCGCTGACTTGCCGCTCGCTGAACGGAACAAGCAGGACGAGATGGAGGACCAGAAGCAGTTCGTCCACCAGTTCTTGTTCGGCCGCGCCGGGAGCGCCAACCAGACCCTCACCAACTGGGGCTCGCTGGAGCAGATCACCTCGGTCAGTGGCGCGTCCATCGACCCCGGCACCGGTGGAAAGCTCATCGCCTACCGCGCCGACATCGTCGGTGTCGAGGAGCAGCTCCGGGCTTGCAGCCAAGTCACGGACCGTCAAGGGGCCACGCTGAGCCTGACCACGTTCCTGGAGACGATCATCTACAACGTCTATCGTTCCCGCCAGAGCCACGGCTCCGCGTCGGCCCGAAACATCGACGTTTACACGGACATCAACACGGCGAACGACTTCCGCAAGCAGTTCGTGACCTACGCCAAAGCCAAGTACGGCGTGGACAACGTGAACATGCAGCTCACCGACCAGGACTCCGACTCGGCGATGGCCCCGCTCGGGTTCACCTGGATGAGCTACAAGCTCCCGATGCCCAACGGCGTCATGCTCAACGTCATCGCTCACGAGACGTTCGACGACCTCCGCAACGTGTTCTCCAGCCTGTCCACCCCGGACACCACCAGCGGCCGTTACCTCATGGTGCTGGATCTGGGCAAAGGTGGCACCATCTACCCGGCGGTCCTCGCGACCAACCGGAAGGTGTATCGCACCGGTGAGCTGGAGCAGCTCGCCCGCATCGACAGCACGTTTGCCTGCGTCATGGAGAACCCGACGCAGATCCGCACACTGACCAGCCAGACGGCCACCGCCATCGTGGAGTGCCCGAAGAACTCCTACATCGTGAAGAACTTCGCCGGCTTCACGACCTAAGATGTAACGTCACAAAGCACCTTGCAGGGGGTGCCGCTTCACTGCGGCACCCCTTTTTAGTTGCCGGCCTGCCGCCTGAGTTGTAACGCTACATATCAGCCAATGAGCACGCTCCGCCACTTCCTGAAGAAAGTCCCCAACAACGCCATCTGGCTCTCCAACGGGGCGAAGGTTCCGTTTGTGCCGTTGGGGGAGGAGACGGCCGTGCTCGCCACCGATGACGAGTTGACCATCAAGGAGCTGGACGACTGCGTCGAACAAAAGATCCTGGGGGTGGTGCCTCTATCCGTGGAACGCTACGGCGAGCTGCTCAAAAAAAAACCGAATTTGAGGCAACTCTCCTCGCCCTCGCCGAGCACGCAAGAAAGTCAGGAACCGCTGTCACCGCACAGCATCATAACCCCGCCGAAAGGCCAAGAGGCGGATGCAGCGCCTGCGGCCGATGAGCCTAGCGTGACTGAAGACTCCGTAGATAGCCCGACTCGCGGGAAGCGGGGCCGCCCCAAGAAGACCACCGAAACAATCTCGTAACCAAAGCCAGTGGCTCAATCTTTCCAGGCGCTCCAGGCGAAACTGAACTCGCAGATATGGCCCAACGGGGTGCCAGAGAACCTGACTAGCCAGGTCGCTGCGATGTACCAGTCGGCGATGGTGACCGTCTATCGCCACAACGAATGCCTGAAGCAGACCAACGTTTCGGTCTACCCGCAGTGCTCCACCTACTTCAAGTGCGCCACCACTATCATCGCTGAGAGGCCCAAGGGGGTGGTCAAGCGTGTCTATACGCTGCGTTCATCCGACGGCAATTCTGATTGCTTTGTCGTGGCGCTCAGGTCGGTTGACATGGCTGAACTTCAGAGTTGGTCAACCGGGTTGGTGGCGACCTACGTGAACGAACCGGACAACGTCGGACTCCCGGCCCTGCCGCTGGGATACAGATACCCGGAGCAGTCCACAGACTCCGCGTTTGGTCGCTCTATCTGCGGTGTGTGGGCCATCGACCAGTCCCGACTGGTGGTGGCTCCTTGGCTGCAGAGCGATGAATCTTTGGTGGTGGAGTGGGAGGGCAAGAAGACTCTCTGGATCGACGACGACAGTGTCCTGGACGACCCTCAGTTCGAGGGCGCGGTGAAGTGCTACGTGCAGATGGCTTACGAGCAGGATTTCGGATGCGACCGGCAGAAGCTGGAGCTTCGACGGGCCGCCTTCGCTGAAGCGAACTCTGATCTGCTCTGGGAGTGCCGTGAGGAGCTGAGGCAGCAGCCTGACGAGCCGATCAACCCTGCCGAGGCGAGGGTCCGGAACCAGCGGTGGTGTTCCATCGACAACCACTACCCATCCGTCGCCGCGGAGAGTGCGCCGACCGTGTTCGCGTTCGTCTCGGACTACGGTGATGGAGGCTCCGACTCGCACAACGTGGCTGTGCTCGTGAAGTCGTGGAAGCCTGAGTTCATCCTGACCGGTGGCGACAACAATTACAGCACAGGCTCTGCCGCGGACATCGACAACAACATCGGTTCCCAATACAGAAGCTTCATCTACCCTTACGCGGGCTCGCAGCCTCTTTGGGCAGGAGAGATGGCAGCGACCAAGAACAAGTTCTGGCCGGTGCCTGGGAACCACGACCTGGACACCGTGGTCGGCGGTATCGCTGGTGCGCCGTACTTCGACTATTTCACCTTGCCGAAAACGAATGCCTCGACGGAGAGCGACTACGATTTCATCCACGGCCCGGTCCATTTCTTTATGATGAACTCCGCCATCAACACGGCCGGAGTCCTGACGGACGCGCTTGGGAACGACGAGCTTTCCGTCCGGCAGGCGATACTTGCCCAACGGGTGGCGCTCTCCACGGCCAAGTGGAAGGTGTTGGTGTTCCATCACCCGCCATACACAAGCGGTTCTGCTTATACACCGGGCAAAACGCAGTTGCGATGGGACTACAAATCGCTCGGGATCGACCTGGTCTTGAACGGGCACAGCCACAACTACGAACGACTCGTCGTTGCTGGGTTGCCCTACATCGTGTGCGGAAGCGGAGGTCACGGGTTGACCGGGTTCGGTACTCCTCTTGCTGGTTCTGAGGTCCGCAACAGCAGCAGCTTCGGGGCGCTGAGGCTCACGGCCACCTGTTCCTCGTTGAAGTCGGAGTTCATCGGCCTTGGCAACAGTGTCCTCGACACCGTGACGTTCACCAAATGAGCCTCCCATCTCCCAAGGTTGCCGCTTGCGTTCTGCCTGGCTCAACCACGAAGACGAAGTGCGATGACGCAGCGCCGGTCATCTGTGCCGACCCGGAGCAGGCGGTAGACAATCCTGGCGAGTGCCCTGGCGTAGCCATCACCGGGCTGGAGGTCGTCCCGGCGTCCGGGGTCATCAGTGTCGGGAGCATCTACCCGTTCACGGCCCGCCTGAAATTCTCTGATGGCCGCAAGAAGGACGTGACCGGAAAGGCGACATGGTCCTCGTTCGACCCCGTCATCGCAGCGGTCAGCTTTGGGGATACGACAGGGGTGCATGTCGGAGTGGCCACCATCAAGGCGACCTACCGAGGTGAGACTGACTTTGCACAGATCCAGGTCACTGAGGCGTGTGTCGCTACTCACTTGCTAGACATCGTCATCGTCTTCGATCGAAGCGGGAGCATGGGACCGGGTTCTATCGGCGTTGACGGAAAGAACCGCATGGAGCGCACAATCGCGGCGGCCAAGTCATTTGTGAAGAACGTGGACTTCAGCAGGGACCGTGTCTCAGTGGTCAGCTTCGCCGGTGTCTGGTCGAACTACGGAGGCCAGGTCACCAGGACGCCATCCACAACGCTCCATATCGGTCTTTCGACCAGCAAAGCGTCCATCCTGGCGGCCATCGACGAGGTGACTCCAAATTGGGCTGACTGTTACACAAAACCCATCAACCCTGGCGCTGGACAGGTGAATTGCGCGACTGGAATCGGGGGTGGATTGGACACGGCGAAGGTCGAGCTGAACAACAACGGCCGGCTCTCGGCCCGCAAGGTGATGATCCTCCTCACAGACGGGATGGAGAACATCTGCACCCCGAACCCGGAGACGGTGGCGACCAACTTCAAAGCCTCTGGTGGAATCATCGTTGGAATCGCGCTGTCCATCCCGGATGTCCTCACCGCCAGCTGCACCAACGCCGCCACCACCACCCATACCTACATCGCTGGTTTGACCAGTTGCGGGTTATTTTTCGCGGCAGATGATGCCGACCTTCTCCCGAACATCTACGCCACTTTGCCGGGCCTCATCTGTAAGTCTATAAGCACCAACCCATGCCTCTATTACTATTGAGTTGAACAACCGCACGCCAAGGGTGGTGATCGTCTCGGAGCTGTCCTCGCACACCAGTTACGGGCTGCTGCTGACGCAACTGGTCCGCGGATTGGGTGAACTTGGTGTCCCTGTGGTCATCCGACCGAAATCGGTGAACGAGAAGATGGGTCGGACCCCGGTGGACATCAGCGCAAGGATTGTTGCAGAGCCGCAGCCAGAACCATGGGAGGTCATCTTCGGACCACCGCACACGGTGCCTACTTTCGGAAAGCGGACCGTCTATTTCACGATGTGGGAGAGCACCCGGCTCAAGCCTCATTCGGTGGAGTTCTTGAACCGGGCCGAGCTGGTGGTGGTGCCGTGCCAATGGAACAAGGACGGCTTCATCGCGTCCGGCGTCACGGTCCCGATCGTGGTCTGCCCGTTGGGGTACGACAGCAGCTTCTTCAGTCCGAAGCCGCTGCCGGTGGGTCCAATCTGTTTCGGGGCCGCTGGTCGCCCAAAGAACGGAGCGAGCCGAAAGGGTATCGAGGCTTCGATCAATGCGTTTTTGACGGCGTTCCCAGAAGACCCGGACGTTCGGCTCAAGGTGAAGGTGTTCGCAGACGACACCATCGGCGACTTTGTGCCGGACCCTCGCGTGCTAGTGACCAAAGCCAGGCTTTCCGAGTCGGAGGTGGCTGATTGGTATGGGACGATCAGCTGCTTCATCAACCTTTCCAGGGGTGAAGGATTCGGGTTGATGCCGCTGGAGGCGATGGCTTGTGGGCGGCCCGTCATCAGCCCGTCTTACGGCGGGTTGACCGAGTATTTCAGCCCGTCGGCGAGCAATCCGCACGGTATCGCCATCCCTCACGAGGAGATCCCTGCCGGCGACCACTGCGAAGGCAACGGGGAATGGTGCGAGCCGTCATTCGTGGACATGGTGAACGCAATGCGGGCCGTGAAACGCGACGGCTCCATCGAGGGGATGTCCGAGGCCGCTGTTGCACAGGCCAACCCGTTCACCATCCAGGAGACCATCTGGAAGTTTTACCGAATCCTTGAGTCGGTCGGTGCTGCGCCTCCTGTTTTTGACGTGGTCGTCCCTACGACGTGCCGGAACTCAGCGCGGAAATTGTCCGGATTGCCGGAGACCGCCGCTGTAATGGTCATGGAGACCGTCAAAAGCCTTATCGCGGGAGGCGTCCCGGCCAGGCTCATCACGGTCATCAACTCCTACCGGCCAACGATGGTCCAGGCTACTGCCCACATCGCAGCGTTGGAGGAAGTGGCCAAGCTTGGCGTCAAGGTGGTCCATCAGCAGCACATCGAAATGTACGAGGACTGCCGGCGGGCGCTGGATACATCGAATCCGTCCGCACGCTACACCTTGTTCGTCGAGGACGACGTGGTGGTGGTGGATGGCTTCAGGGTCAAGGTAGCGGAATGGCTCCGGTCCCACCACTGGCCGAAGGCGGCCACGTTCATCAACTGGAACTCGATGCAGGATGGTGAAGTGGTGTTGCCTGACAAGTTCTGGGGAACCCAATGCTTCGCAATCGACAGAACGTTGACGGACAAGCTGCCAGCGACCGGGTTCCCGTACCCGAACCACTTCCAGGACCGGACCTGGGCTATCGCGCTCGGTGACCTCGGCGTCCCAATCATCGCTTGTGCTCCGTCGCTCGCCGACCACACAGGGAACGACCACTCCACTTACAGCGATGGGTGCGGTCGGCCTGCCGACGTGAAGGGAGCTGTCGCCGCGCAAGTCGGGATCGTCTTCGGGGTGGTGACCTACAACCGCCAAGACCTGATCGGCGAGTTGGCTCGCGGTGTGGGCGATGTCTTCGGCACGAAGATGGTCCTCAACAACGGGCCACGAGGAGCTGCTGTTGCTCCTGACGGGTGGACCGTGGTGGAAGCCGGCACCAATCTCGGATGCGCCGGCGGTTGGAACGAAATCATCCGGCTGAACCCGAACGCCAGCTCGATAGTCATCTCCAATGATGATGTGATGTTTCCGCCTGGGGAGGCCCAGCGGTTCAAAGATTCCATCGAATCCCTTCAGGCGGACCACGACTTGATCCTCGGCTACGGGTACTCCTGTTTCGCCATCACACGGAGAGGGGTGGAAAGGTTTGGACTGTTCGATGAGAACTTCTGGCCAGCATATTACGAGGACGTGGACGCCTCCCGCCGAAACGGGCTGTCCGGGGTTTCTGCTGTGATTGCTGACTGCTCGCCGCGCCACCAGGAAACGGGAAGCAGCACGCTAAAGAAGATGACCCGTGCCGACGGGAGCAACCCGGTGGCCGACGGTGCCCATGAGGGCCGGCTCTACTACGAACAGAAGTGGGGCGGTCCGTGTGGTGGTGGGGAGGTGTTCACGACACCGTTTGGAGCTGGTGGAGGCGTGAACGAGTGGTCGCTGGATAAAGCCCGCCGGGAAAGATTGAAAGCGCAGCTAAAAATGTAACGATACACCAATGGCAACCACACCTCCATACACACCGGACCAGTTCAAGGCCATCATCCCGGCCGCCAACGCTTCGTGGTGCGAGAAGCTGCTCGGTGTCCCGACCAAGCTGGCGATCTACCTCTACAACATGGCGGCGTGGGCCATCAAGCCGGACGGCACCCCGACGGATGACTTCAAGGCGTGGATCGGGATGTCGGTGGGGACGCTTGCTGTGCCGGGGAGCGTGTCAGCCTCGGATGGCAGCTTCGCCAACAAGGTGACGGTGTCGTGGTCCGGCGTCACCGGTGCGGCTGGATACCGGATCTACCGCGGAACCACCACGAACTCTTCCGCCGCCACGCTGATTGGAACCACGGCCACGACCAGCTACGACGACACCACGGTCGCTGTCGGGTCGGTCTACAACTACTGGGTAAAGTCATACGACGCATCCGGAGAAAGCGCGTTCAGCAGCTACGATAGCGGGTACTCTAACTCCACCGGGGCTGGGAATACCCAGAGCCTTACCTTCACTGGATCGTTCACTGTACCAACAGGTGTCTACAACATCACTGCGGCTATTTGGGGCAATGGTGGAAACGGTGGAGCTTCAGGAAACCCTCCGTTCTCGTCTCCATCTTTCGGGCTGTCTGCGGGTGGTGGTGGTGGTGGTGGTGAATACGCACACGGAACCATACCTGTCACGCCCGGAGAGGTGTTGTCCGTCTCCGTTGACACTGGAGGCTCTGCCATCATCCGAAGCTCCACGGTCCTGCTCTCAGCGCTTGGGGGCGCAAATGGGTCAGGAGGGGCGGTGGTTGGTGCTCCTGGTGGGGCGGCTGGAACCGGAGGCACCGCTAACGGTACAACCACTAGCGTCACTCGCGCCAATGGAACCGCTGGAACCGCCGGGTCCACCGTGCTTGTCAGCGGTACGCGCCAAGGCACTGGTGGTACTGGTGGTGGAACTACTCCCGTCGAAACCAACATCGGCACCGGTGGCAACGGCGCTTCGACTGGCACCACCACGGTCGCTGCGACAAGCGGCAAGACCGGCAAGGTCACCATCACTTGGTAACCCAACCCACTCATGGCTGGAGAATGCGTCAAAACAATCCCGTGGGCTCCGTTCACTGGGAGGCTCGACACCCGGTCGCTACCTTCCGAGGTTCGATGGGGTGACTGGCGCTGGAGGCAGAACGTCTCTGTGGCCGGGTCGGGCAAGCCGTGCCGACGCCAGGGCTTTAGCCGGTTGCTGGGCGAGCTGACGCCGGACTCCTACCAGAACGCCGACCTCCATGACCAGCTCATCGGCCGGCAGAACTACTACAACGAGCTGACCCCGAAGGCGTCTGACAGCTCGAAAGTGCAGGCGTACCCGCCTCCGGACAACCAGTGCTCCACCAGCGTCCAGGTCCGGTCAGGCGACCGCCAACCCATCACGATGTTGTTCGAGGCGGTCTCCACGAACGGGGTCCGCCGGCTGCTCGCTGCCACACAAAACCGCATCTACTGCTCCAGGTTCCGCAAGGAGAACTGGAAGTTGGTGGCGGACGCTTACGGCGGAGAAGCGGAGACCGGGCTTTCGGAGCGGCGATGGCAGGCGGCCCAGACCAACGACGCGGTCATCTTCACGAACAACTTCGACCCGCCTCTGGTGTGGTTCTTCGACCAGCCGAACTTCGGGTGCGCTATGCAGGCTGTGCAGACAATCGGCTCGCTGGAGGAGATCGGGCTGAGTCGATGCGGCACGGTCTACTCGTGGAAAGGGATCACTTTCTTCGGGGATGTGGTCATGGATGGGGACCGGGTGCCGCATCGCGTGGTTTGGAGCGGTCTCAACACTCCATTGGCGTTCACACCGGGGAACTCGTCCATCGCTGGATTCCAGGACTTAGGCTATGGGGAGCGCATCCTCCGCTTCCGCGAGCTGCAGGACTACCTGCTCATCTACACCACCCGGTCGATCTGGCAGGTCTCCGTGATCGGAGGGGACGCGGTGTTCAACTTCCGGCAGGCATACACCCAGCCGGAGACGGGCGAGGCGTGCTTGGCGTTTCCGAACACCTTGGCTTCCACGGGTGACGACCACTACTACCTCGGTCGGGACGGCATCTACTCGTTCAATCTGTTCGTCCCGAAGCCGCATCGCGTGCCGTGGATGCACCTCGCCTCGTTGCCTATCTACGACACCATCGACCTCAATGCCTGCGAGAGCCACGTCGCTTGCTACCATCCGCCCAGCAAGGAGTACCGCGTGTCGTGGGTGGAGAAGACCGGGGCAATGCCCACCCGGACGATGGCGTTCAACGTGGAGTACCAGAACGCCGACCTCATCACCCACGGGTTCACTGCGTTTGCCAGCCACGCACCCGACCTTCGGCCGGACATCGACATCAAGGTGAAGGAGGAGTGCTGGTGCTCCGATGCTGACCTGGCTGCGCTTGCGGAATTCCTGGCCCCGTCGGTCAAGGAGGGGGTGGCTTGTGGAAATGTCACGCCTTCCGGGTGCTCCACAACGACGACCCCGGCCTACACCTCGAAGCTCATCTATGTCGATGGCAAGGCGGTCGAGGACGTGTGGGACACCAACCCGGACGGCGCTCTCTGCGCGGCGTTGAACGCGGCGGGGCTGGACGCGGAGTGCAAGGAGTGCTCTGTGGACGCCAAGCTGGTCATGGCCTCGGCAGCGGACTTCTGTTTGAAGCAGGACGGAGGGGCCTACTACCACGAAATCTGTACGGCGTTCACCCCATGCGCCACCTACCGTCAGGACGGTTACATCACAATCCTCCGGTCAGGCCCGATGGCTTTCCGCTCCCCGGCCGACCTGAAGGAGCTGAAGCAGCTCGACGTGGAGTTCTACGCCGAACAGCAGACGGTCCCAAGCAACCTCCATCTCCGGATCGGCATCTCTGCCACCGCCGCTGACTCAAACCAGGGAGGCGCAGGGTGCGCGGTGCAGTGGACGGCGATGTCTCCGCGAAAGCTGATGTGCCCAGCGACCGGCGACGGAACCGCGACTTCCCCGGCCCGGACGGTCAACTGGCCGATGTGGTTCCAGGGCCGCCACCTCTACTACGAGCTGAAAGTCGAAGGCACCGGTGGAGGGGTGTGCTTTGGGGCTGCTTACTTCTTGGTCGGTGGACGGTCGAAGTGCCCGGAAATCTGACGGACCTGACTCATGGACAGCAAACCCATCAATCGGATCTCCGCCTCACCGGGCTCGCTCAACGTCTTGGCGTTGCCGCCTCTGCCCAAATCCGTCGAGTGGTTCAAGTCCAACTTCCCGTCGATGGTGAAGTACGGGGAGTGGCATGACGTGGAGATGGAGAAATGGAGACAGCAGGTCCAGATGGGCATCGGCAACGCGCTCAACTCGGTCCGCACATCGAACGATTCACGGTCAGCGGAGAGCCAGAAGCCAACCACACCCACCACTACAACCCCGTGAAAAAGATGGCTGCTGAACCGGTGAAACCAGGAACTTTATGGCAAAAACACCACGGCAACGTCTTGGTGAGAGTCTTGAATGTGGGGTTCCTGCGGGTCGGGTGCGGCCGGACGACAAAGATTCCGGCCGTGATCTACCAGAGCAACCACGACGGAGAGGTGACGGCCCGCGGGACAGTGGAGTTCCTCCGGCTGTTCCAGCCAACCTGACCGCTGCCGCGTTGCTGTCGGAGGTGTCCACGTTGCGCGCCCAGGTGGCGTCCTACAAACGTCGGCTCGCAGAGGCGGTGGGCACAATCAACAAGGCCGCCGCGGTGAAGTTCACGCCGGCTTCGGCCAAGCCTAGACCGAGGCTCAAGGGCGACTTCGTGGAGGTCATCGTCTCGGACATCCACGGCAACAAGCATGACCCGGCCGCATTTGCAGCGTTCGAGTCCGACCTGAAGGGGCTCAACCCTGACCGGGTGTTCTTGGGCGGGGACATCATGGATTGTGGGGGCTTCCTGGGTGAACACCACGCCCTTGGCTACGTCGCTGAGACGGCCGACAGCTACGAGGACGACTTGGCGGCCACCAACGACCTGCTCAACCGTATCCAGAAGTCTGCGAAGCGCGCGGACATCCACTATCTGGAGGGCAACCATGAGTGGCGGGTGGAGCGATACGCGCTCACCCAGAAGCTGGCGCACCATCGAGACGTGGAGATGCTGCGCCGAACGTTCTGTGCCGAGCATCGGCTTGGCCTGAAAGAGCGAGGCATCACTTACTACCGGCAAGGACACCTCCATACCGGGTGCAACATCCAAGGGTGGGTGCGGCTCGATAAACTGTTCTACGTCCACAAGATCTCGAACGCGGTGGATGCCGGCCGCATGGCGCTGGGTAAAACGGGTGGCAACGTCGTGTTCTTTGATACCCACAGGGCTGCGTTCACCCCCCGCAAACTCCCCGCGGTGGGACTCATCGCGGCATGGAACCCTGGCTGCTTGTGCAAGCTGCAGCCGCTCTGGATGAACACCAACCCGACGGGCTGGACCCATGGCTACCTCGTTCGATTCATCAGCCGGACCGGCCTGTTCCAGATGGTCAACATCTCGATCGAGGATGGGACCAGCTTGGGGACCGCCATGTTCCGCCACTAATCTATGGGCATCCTCAAGCGAGACTCGGAGCGGAACCCGGAGACTGTTCCTGTCGGATGGAAGACCTCCGCCCAGTGGGCAAAGGAAGAAGACCTGTCCCACCCCCACGCGAGACGGCTGATCCAGCACCTCGTGGCCGACGGCAAATGGGAGATGCAGAAGTTCCGGGTCAAAAAGGGGTCGGGCATCTTCCCGTTGCCGCATTACAACCAGAAGAAGCAGCCACGTTCCATTGACAGGCGGGCCGGTCACTGTTGAACTCTGTCGCGTTACACAAGGGCGAAAGCCCACCCAATCACCATGGCAAACCTTACCTGGAATCCGCAACTGGCCCGCTACCAGACCAACAACGGAGCGCCCGTGGACTACCAGACCGCGACCTCTGGAAACTACGGCCGCGGCGGATGGGGTGCCCCTGCCTACAAACTTCCTCCCGCGGTCCACACAATGAGCGGGGCTGGCGGAACCGTGGACCCGACCAACCCGTTCAGCACGGTGTCGAACGTGAAATCGACACCGGTGGATGAACGGCTCAACGGACTGTTCACTGGCTTCGACGCCTTGAAGGCGGGTAGTCAGACAGGGTTGGACAACTACTCGGCGGCGGTAGGTGCGGCTGCGCCCACCGTAAAGCGGACCACCGGCGAGGACATCGGTTCCATCGACTCCGTTTTCAATGGTGATCTCTCTGGCATCTTGTCGAACATCCGGAACTACCGGGCACAGGCCCTGTCCGGGGTGGCGGACCGCGCTCGCGGTGATGCGTCCAGGATGCTGAGCGTCAACCAGATGGCTCAGGGAGGTGGAGGACGGTCGCTCGGAACCGGCAGCTACATCCAGCGGCTCGCCTTAGACAAGGGCGCTGACATCAATGCCAAGGCTGCGATGGATGACGCGGAGCAGCAGCGCAACGACGCCGCCTACGTCACCCAGATGCGGCTAGGGCTCACGGGGCAACGCGCCAAGTTGGCCATGGCTCCGGCCGGTCAGACCCTGATGGTGGGTGACGAGCGTGCTCGGCAGCTCACCCAGCTCCAGCAAGCCTTGGCACAGCTCAGCCAGCAGAACCTCTCCAACACGTTCTATGGCCTCGGAAAGCGCCGTGGTGATTCCGGCTCAGACACCGACGCCAGAGGGAACCCGCTACCTAACGCCTTCTCGGCTGGATACTAAGTAACCGCTTATGGCCTACGACTCGAACGACCTGTCCGGTGTCCGATGGAACCCGAACTCGGCGTCCTACCTTCGCGGCTCCACCGTGGTTGACTCGCCGTACCGGATGCCCGGCGGAGGCGACGGAGGTGGCGGTAGCCGCGGCCAGTATGTCTATGGCGACTCCTACGGCGGGGTGCAGGGGGCAGAGCAGGCGGCGGACAACTCCGACCGCAACTTCATCATCGGCCAGATACAAGCCCAGGTAGCGGCGCAAAGGAACGCCGAGTCTGCTCGCCAGTTCAACGAGACGCGCGCATTCCAGCGTGACCAGCTCGACGCGCAGGACCAACTGAAGCGGTACGGCATCGACTCGGCCTACGACTTAGGGTTGGAGAAAGCCAGGATGGGTGCGCGCAACGCTGACGTTTCAGCGGATGCTCGCATCCAGGCCACGCAGATTGCCGCCGCCGCTCGACGAGCTGCCGGCATACCTGACGGTGTTGACACGGACATCACTGGCAACCTCGCGAACGAGCTGAAGGCGCTGCAATCTCGCAGGTCCACTCTGGAGTCTGACCTGAACCAGTGGGAAGGTCTCACTCACTCACTGCACGCAACGGCTGACAAAGACGTGAACGCCGGAGTGATGGACTGGGACAACGGACGTGGCGTTTACACTCCAAAGAAGGACGCGGCTAAGGTAATCAAACCGGACGATCTTGAAGGTAAGCTTGCGGCATCGCAGGTTGCGGCAAAGGCTCGCAAGTATAACGACGACGCCTTTCGTGCCGGTCAGGCCACGTTCCAAATCCAGCAGGCGTTGAGGGAGCTAGAGGGGCAGACCAAGGCCATGTCGGATAGCTACGCGAAGATCGGCTATCGCGGGGCAGCCGGTGGCCAGATCATGTTCGATGGCCGTTCCGCGGGTCCGATGCCGAGCGCTTCAATGCCGGCGAGCGGGCCTATCCGCACCGCAACCGTCCGTCCTCCTCCCGAGGCTCCTTCACTGGACGGGTTCCGCCGCGTCTTCAACTGACCCAACTGACTCATGGCGAACAACGTCCTCGATTATTTCAAGTCGTTCGGGGGCGAATACGCCGCTTTGGACGACGATGCCCTGACGCAGCGCATCGGCGAGACTCACCCAGAGTTCCTCGATGTTCCTGAGTTTCGGCAGGACTTCGACGCCATGCCGCAGCGGTTGGCGCTGAAGGCCCAGATGAAGTGGAACCAGTCCGCGCCCGAGGTCACGCCGTTCAAGGTGGCGATGGCTGAGGCGTTGAAGACCGGGATGCCGGGCATCTCTCCCGCTGAGGCGAGGGAATACGACGCCGGGGACATCACCCCGAACTACACGGTCCCCCACCACGAGTCAGAGATCAGGAAGATCTACCTGCCGGATGACCAGTTCTCGACGGCGGACATGCCGGAGAACTCTTACCCGATGGAGGGCGGCAACGTGGCCCGGTTCGCGGACCGCAAGCTGCCGATCGGGTTGTCCATCCTCGCGCAAAAGACGGACACCGACATGGCGGCCCGGAAGGTTGATAAGCTGCTGACCAATAGCCCGTACGAGGGGGTGGCTGAAGGGGCTGGCGTGGCGGCCAACTACATCGGGAATGTGGGGGGTGCGTTGGCGGGCATGTTCGCAAAAGGCATGGCCGGTGCGGTTGACCCGATGGGCGGCGACCCCACTGGGTATGTCCCGACAGAGAGCGAGGGCGGCAAGGTGCCGATTTGGGAGGCACTGAAGGGCAATGAGCTTCCTAGGGAAAGAGACTTGGGAATCAGTGAGATCCAGTCCGTGGGCAAGGTGCTTTTGCCGATGGCATTGGCTGCACCTGCTGGCGCTGCAATCGAAGGCGCTGCTTTGACGGCTGGTCTTCCGTCCGCGCTGAGCTACCTCGCAGGCGCATCAGCCTTTGCTGCACCCATGGCCGCGCAGGCATACCACGACACGGGTGGCGACCTTAACGCTACGGCGGAATCCGGGCTCGTGGCTTTGGTACTTCCGGCTATCGACTCAATCGGCCGGCAGCTCGCAGCGAAAGGTGTGTCGAGCGTTATCACTGGAGGCAGGAAGTTGGTGCTAGAAACATTCGAGCGGCACCCCGGACTTGTCACCGCAGAAATCCGCAAGAGATACCCCGGTTTTCTGGACGACGAGACCATGCAGAAGGCTCTTGAGTTCAGCGGCGGTCAGCTTCTCGCGAACGCATTCCTTCTTGCTCACGCCGCCCCTGAGATTGCGGCGTCAGAGCACCCGACCGAGGAACTGTTGAAGCACACCGCGATGAACGTGGCGCTGGCGTTGGCAACCTCGCGCTCGCACGGTTCGTCGCTGTCCAAGGGTGAGATTCGTGCGGCCTACGCGAAGCAGTCCGAAGGCGGTAAGTTCCCGTTCCCGGTCGAAACAGTGTTCCACCGGGACACCTCCGAGAAAGTCATCACCTCCGACATCCCGGAGATGCGTGCCCGCGCGGAGCACGCCACCAAGCTGGACGACCTGGAGAACTCGCTGAAGGCGGCACAAGGGCAGGGTGAAAAGGCCGCCGCCGCTGCATCCAAACTTCTTCCTGGAACCACCACCGGCTCCAATGAGCAACCGGGTTCTGAAATGCCGGTGCGGGCAGAGGCGCAAGCTGAGCCGCAGGAAGCTCCTTCTCCGCGCGCCAACGCTGTAACGTCACAGTCAGACCAAGGCTTGAGCGAGTCTGTGCCGGCTGAAGGCGAGACACCCGTGGACGCCGCGGTCAGGTTGCGACGTGGTCAAGTGACCACCTCTGCGGCCGGACGCCTTGGCGGGCTGGCTGAGCGTCGTGGCGCACAGGTTGCGGCGTCTCCAAAGGACGAGGCTCCCGACCAGTTCTCCCCGTCGTCCGACCTGATGGCCCGCCTCAAGGCCGCGCGTGCCGGCGACGAGGAGCAGGAACGTCAACGCCTTCGTCAGATCGCCAAGGGCGCACCCTCTCTCGCCGAGGAGACCGATGCGCCCGTGGTAGAGCAAGGTCCACTCATCAGCGATAAGCTTGGGCTGGACTTCCCGGACGGGCAATACGCAGCCAAGGAGATCAACGCTCGCATTGCCCGATATGAGCGGCTCCTGGGACTGAGTGATGCCGCTCCGAAGGTGGAGAGGGCGATGGAGGCCAAGCTCCAGGGGGCGGAGCTTTCTCCAGCCCAAGAGTCTGAGCTGCGAAAGTTCGAGGCGGAGAGAAAGTCGGTCAATGATGACCCGGCGTATCGCAAGCGCGTTGTAGACGAACTCGAAGTGCTCAGGCGTGAGCTGAAAAGTATTCCGTCAAAGACCTACGACAAGACGCCAGCGTTGTCCACGGTGGCCGCGCTGGTCGGTGAGTTGGACGAGGACGGAAAGCCCAAGCCTTACGAGGATTGGAAACAGAACACCCACGAAGTCGCACAGGCGATGATGGCCGGGGCGACCAACGAGGACGGGGCGGCCAGCAAGAGCACCCGTCGGTTCATCATCTTCCACGACCCGAGCAACACGGACCTGCCTTTTGTGGCGTTGCCGGTGTACGGCTCAACCTCTGGGGCGAAGAAGCTTGGCGTCAGCCGGAAGGCCCAGACGATGGTGCCGGGGGCGAAGGCTTCCGTCGGGCTCGCCAACTTCCTCCGGGAGAACCCGGAGATGGAACCGGTGTACGCCATCCGCCTGAACAAAGGGGCGGAGCAAGTGCTTCCAGAATCCAAAGGTAGGCTCACGCAGGAGCAGATGGAGGCTCTCGTCACGGAGGCTGAAGCGCGGGCGAGGCAGGTTGGAAAGTCCCAAGAGACAGCCGCCGCGAGCGCCGACTTCGAGCAGTCTGGCGGGTCGGTCCGTGACGAGGCGGTCCGGGTGCGCGACTCCGAGGCCAAGCAATCCGTCTCGAAGTTTGGCGATGAGGGCGACGGCTCGGAAGATACCGGGGATCTGGCATCTCGATTCTTCGAGAAGAACCGGGTGACGGATCTGATGGCCGCTTGGTTTCTTGAAAACGACGGCGATGCGCGCGACTGGTTGGCCGACAACGCCCCTGTGGCGCGCAAGTTGGTCAACGATTTTGCGAAGCAGATCTACGACGAACACGGGGTCGTATTGACCGCAAGGCAGACTGGACTGTTTGCGCGGGAGCTTTACCGTCACGCCGAAGAGGTTGCGAGCGACACCGAGAAATATGAGAACACAAGCAGAAGCGGCGGTGCTGGCAAAGCGGGCGTCCCGATCATTGGAGGAGTCCTTCCGGCGTCTGGAGAAGGACATCCGCGGAAGCCTGCCGCGGCAGACGCCGGTGGAGCCCGAGTTCCCGGCGCAACCCAAGCCTCACCCCCTGCCGGCTCCGGCGGTCGGGGTGAAGCTTCGTCGGGTGTAAGCTTCTCGCTGGAGCGGGACAATGTCCGCGGAAAGCGGATGAAGGAGCTGGAGTTGGAAATCGCTAAAACGCGAGACCTGATTGACCAGCTTGATGTTCCGGTAAGCTCGAACCATCTATACAACGACCTCGCTGTAAAGGTGTCTTCTGAAGACGGCGCGACACCTACGGATGACCTGGTTGATGACAACGCGCTGCGGATACATGAGGCTATTTCCGCAGCGACAACTCCATCTTCTGAGCTTGGGAAGTCTGAATACTTTGGTGCCAAGACATACAAGATTGAAACGGACCCTCTTGGCATGGTGCGCGTCACGGACTCAGGCGGAACCGCTGAGTCGAATTTTGTCAACTTTTACGATCACCTAAAGATTAGGTATCCGGATGAGCTTGCCAAGCTCGTGTCGGACCTAAAGAAGTTTGACGACAGTGGCGCGGCGGTGTTGGCTGCAAAGCTTGGTCGGCTTCAGGGAGAATACTCGGATCTTTATCTGGAGTCTGGGGGTGACGCTCGCTTCTCACTCGGCGCATCCGGCCAGCCTGCCTTCGTCCCGTCCAACCCGGTCGAGCCTCTCGCTCCGGGAAGCTCCATCACGGAGTCGGATGTCAAGGCCATCCAAAGCCTCGTCGAGTTGGTTGGGGCCACTGGCAACGAGCGCATCGCGCAGAACATCCAGCCGTCGCGAGCCACGCTGAGCGAACTGGGGTTCCCGCAAGAACTGAAGGACGCGCTGGAGACGTTGTGGGGTGCTCGCGTCATCTTCGTCAACCAGCCGGAAGGTCCGGTCTTCAAGGCCGTCCACACCAGCGGCAACATCTTCCTCTCCGACCACCTCAAGGGTGGACAAATCGTGCTGACCGCGTTCGGCCACGAGCTTGGCCATGAGATCAAGTCCATAGCCCCGGAACTGCACAAGAAGCTGGCGAAGGTGTTCGTCGCCGGTCTGAAGTCCGGTGAGTTCCAGTCGATGATGGGGGATGTGCAGCGGTCCGCTGACGCTGCCGGCGTGTCTGGAACCGACCTGGACGACGAGGTTGTCAGCGATCTGCTGGGTGAGGCGTTCGGCGACACGAGCACGTTCAAGAAGTTGGCCGAGAAAGACCCGGCCCTGTTCAAGAAGTTGGCCGATTTGGTGAGAGACTTCCTGAACCGCATCATCAACTACTTCCGCCAGCAAGGTCCGTCCTTGCGGAGCCGGGCCAAGGACTACGAGAAGCTGCAAGACCAGATCGTCGAGATCCTCCGCGACTACTCCAAGAAGCGGACCGGGTCCACACTGAAGGAACGATATGCCAGCCGAGAACCCTACACCAACGAGCAGCGAGACCCCGTCACCGGAGCCGTCGCCATCCCGCGAGGCACACAAAGCGGCGCTGTTCGCGGCGCTGCTGGAGCAGGCAAAGAAGGACCGGCCGCGGCGGCTACGGTCAGCCGCAATCGTGAGGTCCAACGACGAGCGAACGAGGTTGTTCAACGAGTCCTTGCTGCGGAATCCAGGAGCAGCGGCGGCGATTGGTCTAAAATCGTAGCCCAGCACGGCGTCCACTACGCCGCCAGCGAGGCCGTAAAACGCACGCTGACGGGAGAGCTTAGCAACATCGCAGACCCGGAGCTTCGTGCGGCCGTCGAAGGGTTCCGCGAGTTCGTCCCGCTGTGGAACGCGGCCAAAGCGAAGGAGTTCTTCGAGCATCCACTATCCACACTCATCAATGATTGGGATAAGAGGATCACTGACGCCGAAACCGTAGAAAATTCTGGAGGTACAAAGTTCAAAGGGAAGCCTTTTGCGGATGAGCTTCATTCACTTCTTCAAACGAGCGGTGCGTTCAAACACCTCAACGACCCGAATGCTCAGTATGACCTGAAGGACATCACCAACTGGCTGTACGACCTTTCTAAAAAAGGCAGCGACCCGGTATTGGGCAGCATCATCGCCGGCACAATCCTCCAGCACCCCGCATACAAGCGGGCCTTCAAGGCGCGAGGTGAACGCCTTGGTGGCGGCACCGAGGCCGAAGCGTTCTTGGTCGGAGACCAGGTCTACAAAGTCGTCCGTCTCTCGTTGAGCCTTGGCGACCTCAGCAAGAAGGTCGGGTTCGATGACCCGAACGACAGCCTCCAGTTCTTCGATGGCGGTGGCGTGGCGTTGCCCATCACCCAGCGGGCATCGGACTCGTCGAACCTGCCGGGCGTGACGCCGACCCAGGTGGTGGCGATGTTGTCGGACGGCAAGTTCATCGTGCGGCAGCCACTGGCCGGTGACCCGATGAATGATCTGGGTGCCATGCACGGCCGGAAGATCGACATGACCCCGAAGGGGCGTGAGCAGATGTTCCAGAAGTGGGCCGACGAGAACGGGTACAAGCGCGTCCATGTCCCTACTCCGTTCGGTGGCGACGTGTTCGAGCACATGTATTTCACCCGTCTTCCGGACGGGACTGTGGTGGCGCTGGCTGACGTGAACGAGCGGAACGTGGCGGTGGGGCCGGACGGCAAGCTGAGTGTCTATGACCCGATCATCCACCGGGTCGGGACCAATGAGGCGCTTAAGCCGATGGTGTCCATGTTCGATGCCGGCGGTGGCACGTTCTACAAGGCCAAGCTTCCGTCGCCTGACTCGCTCGCTCCCAGGAAGCCAGCCACCGAGGCTGCATCGAAGCCGGCCAACCTGAAGCGTGCCATCGGCAAGCAGAGCTTCAGCTTCAGCCTCGACCGGCTCGATCAGATCGGGCCTGAAGCGGTGAGTGATGCCACCGAGATCGCCCGCATGGGGAGCGACAAGGTGGAGGCGCTGAAGTCGGGGGCGGCTGCGCTGGACGGGATGGCCTACAACCGGAAGCAATACCGGCAGGCGGTCTCGATGTTGAACCGTCTGTGGGAGAAGGCCAAAGACGAGGCGATCATCCGGGACATCAAGCCGGAGAAGATCGCCGGCCCGACCGACTCCAAGTTCTTGGCCACGCTGAAAGCGCTTGGGGTGGCCCATGACCCGGCGAACACGCAGGCCATGCAGGAGGCGGTGCAGTTCGAGCGGTCCGCTGCCACGCACAACCGGCTGGCTGGACGCGCACGCACGCTGGGCTCGCTCATCGAGATGCTGACCGAGATGGGTGGCTACGACGCTGTCATCACCGAGCACGAGCAGGCGCTGGTCAAGGTCCGCGCCAAGCTCAAGAAGCTGGGTGTCCATGAGCACGGCGGGCAGTCGGTGGCTGACCGGTCCAGCGAGATGTGGTTCGCGGAGCTGGCCAAGCCGGACGCCGAAGCCAAGCGTAGGGCGCTGTCCATCCCGGAGGTCCACGACAACTTCGTCGGGCCGATGGCGGCGTTCAACGCTCTGTTGGAGGAGTTCCCGGACCTGGCCCACTCAGACTGGACCACGAAGCTGGGGATGCCCGAGAACGATGGGTTGACGAACCGGCTGTTCATCGCGGTGAACTCGGTGCTGCAGCAGTTCGACCACGCCAAGGCCAACCTGAAGAACCGGAGGTCGGTTGAGGAAGCGGCGAAGCGTGGGCCGCTCAATGAGCTGTTGTCCGGTGCCCGCGACTCGTCGATGGCCGGGAGCTACGCAGAGCTGGTGCTGGCCGATGCAGGTAGGGCCATGGCCGGTGAGCAAGGGCTGACCGGGGACGTGGTGTCTGCCCAACATGTCCAATGGGTCAAGGAGAACGGGTCTGCTGTGACCCGGTTCGCGACCCGGTTGGCCGAGGTGGTGGATGCTGCACCTGACCCGGCAATCGGAACCCCGTCGGCCAACGCTGCCCATGAGGCCGGCAAGCGCATCCTTGAATGGCTCCGCGAGCCTGTCGGAGATGCCCCGCTGCTGCCCATGCAAGGCCAATCTGGCGCGTTCGGCGTGTCGGACCCCACGTTGGACACCATCTTCAAGCTGGTGGCCAGCCACGACACGTTTCGTGAGGCGGTGGCCGCGCTGGTGGATGACGCGCGCGGGGACATCCCGATGGACCGGTTGGCGGAGATCGCCACGGCGGCTAGTGCTGGGAAGAAGAAGGAGGCCAAGGCTTTGTTCAAGACCTTGGTGAAGGCCAAGCTCTCCGAGCAGAAGCGGATGACGGCTCAAGCTACGTCTCAGATGCGCGAGGCGGCGGACATCAAGGCCGACCTCGACGCGCTGGGCCTTGGCGACAACCTGTTCGACTCGGTGGCTGCATCGCCGGCCTTCAAGCAGATCCGGAACCTGTCGGAGAACGGGCTGTTCGGATTCTTGAAGCCGATGGTGGCGACCGAGGCCAATGTGAAGACGGCATCCGAGAGCAAGGTCACGCTGAAGGCGTTCGCTCTGAATGATGTGCTGGACCAGCCGGCTGTCTCCATCGAGACGGACAGGATGGAGAGCCCGACCTTCGCGGAGAAGTCCATCACCTCCATCAAGGAGTGGCAGGAATCGGCCGAGCACTACGTCGATGGATACGACTCAGCGTTGCGCGACTTCACTAGCGGGATCAGCGGGCTTACCCCGACCGACCTCGGGTACGACACGCCTACCTATCGCGGTCTAAAGCTGGCGCTGCTTCGCGATGTGCCGACGCTCAACGATGACAGCAGCACGCCTGGGGATGACGCCACCACGAAGGCTCCATCATGGGTGCAGTCAGCTCTGAACTCGGTCGCGTTCATCGGGCAGATCGATCAAGTGGCGACCAACCTTGGAGGAATCATCGGGGCGTGGTCGCGCGCGAAGGTGGCAGACTACCGCAACATCCGGGGCGACATCCTGAACATCAGCGGGAAGGACAGGTTCCTTGGAGTGGAGATGCCCAGGCTCAGGAGCGCCGCGCTGGCGTCGCATCCCGAGCTTGGAGGCAACATGGACCTTTACCGTACACGGGTGCAGAACCCGGCCGGAACCATTGGCCGCCAGTTCGGGTCCACGCTGAAGGTCGGATTGCTGCTTCCGTCCGGCGTGAAGGTGACGACGGAGGACATGGCGTGGTATCGGCGTCAGCTCGAATACTCGCGCGCCATTCTGCAGCGGGTCCAATATCGCCCCGACCAAGCAACCCGCGTGACCACCACGGCGGGCGATGTGCTGACGCGCAAGGCTGGTAGCGTCGGCGACTTCGACTTCACCCGGATTGTGAGCCAAGAGGGAGAGGATGCGTCCACCGACCTGGCCAAGATGGCGGACGAGCCGGCCATCGACACGTCCACGGACCTGACCGCTTCCAGCACGAACAAGACGGTGGCGTTCTGGAACGCGCGTGCTGAGCGCAACGACGCACTGACCTGGCATGTACTGGACTCGCAGCGTGATGACCTGGCGTTGAAGAAGGACGCCGTGATGCGCCGGACCGAGCGGGCGTTGGCCTCCGACATCGAGGCGGGCGGGTACGTGCAGAAGTTCAAGAGTGTCGGTGAACTAGTGGATGCGTTGGTGGCAAAGTTCCCGGCGGGCACCGGGCTGAGCCCGCGCGAGCACATCATCCGGGAGCTTGGCCAAGAGCTGAAGGGCTACGCGAACATGGCGCGGGTCAGGAAGCAGCTGTCCGCCGTCGAGGACACGTCTATCCTGTCTCAGGTGGAGTCACTCAACCGTGAGTCCGAGTTCAACAAACCTGCCGGTCTGCTCGAATTGCCGAGCGTGTTCTACGACATGGGCAGCCTCACCAACGGGGACATCCAAGGTCTCCAGATGCGCGCGGTCGCGCCTGCCGAGCTGGAGATGGCGAAGGGGTTGGTCCAAGCACTGCATGAGTTGAAGGTCCGGCTGAGCGTGGTCGAACCCGGAGACCGAGTTGGCGATAAGAGCGCGCTCCCCCATGGGTGGACCGTCCATCAGTTGAAGATGGTCGTGTCCGCGTTGGAGCAGCTCAACACCAACTTGATGAAGAAGCCTTCAAAGGCTTATTGGCCGGTGCGCGCGATGATGGCACCGATACACTTGGCCGTGCGCGGGTTCTTGATGGCCCCGAAGGTCGGCATCAGGAACATCACGCAGGGGCAGATGGCTCACTACCAGCTGCAGTCGATGCTCAATGACTTCGGCAGAAAGGGGGCGCTGATCCGGACGCTCCAGTCCATCACGGGCATCATCGGCAAACACGTCACCCGCGTCTTCGCATCTATCCCTGGGTTGCAGCAACCTGTCCGGTGGTTGAAGAAGCATCACCCGGCCGCCTACAAAGCGACCCTTCAGTGGGCCGAATCGCTGTACCGCAAGTGGATTCAGAACGGTATTGATGAGCAGCGCGACCTTGGGTTTGGCAACAAGTCCAACGTCCTTGAGCCCATCTTGAAAGCGTGGCGGGAGTCCGCTGAGTTCGAGAACCATCAGGACGCAACCGCCTTCTCGTTTGTCCCTCGGAAAGTGCGGGTCGGTATCCGCCGCGCGCTAAGGGTTCCTGGCGGAGCGCTTACCGGGGTGGAGTCCAAGATTGGTCTCGCTGGTGGGCCTGACCCGGAGCTTAACGCTGAGGTCTTGGGCACGTTCCGCCGCGCAGAGTCCACGTTGAAGGAGGCTGCCATCAAACACGGCGACCGGATTGCTGCGGGTGGTGCGGCCAGCAAGACGGTCGTGCCGGAGGATTTCTCCACCCGGATGGTCGAGAGCGACCGGCTGAACCATGTGGCCGACTTCCGAGAGATGCTCCAGATGGCCGGCATCCCGCTGGAGCACGCGCTCAAGGACTACTACCAAAGAAGCGCTGGTGGCACCAACAAGGACGAACCGTTCTTCGGTGGGGAACTCGGTGATGAGTGGGCGCGCAGCTTGAAGCGGGTGATGATCGGGTACGTGAACGCACCCACCGGAACCAACCGGGCCGAGGCCATCAAGACGGACCGGACATTGGCCGCCATGTTCACCTTGAGAGGCTACATAATGGACCAGACAGGCAAGTTTACCGGCCTCTTCAGGACCGCAAAGGGGGTGAACAAACCTTCGGCAAAGCTGTATCAAGGGTTCGCGTCGGCGATGATGCTGGCGCTCGCGGCGTTCCTGATCGGGGTCACTACCCACGAGACCACCGGCCGAATCGACCGGCACATCTTGAGGGTTGTCGGCAAGATGATCCCGTCCGACAAGGATTTCTGGACACAACAAGGCTTTGCCAAGCGAGCCGTCACGGAGATGGCCATGAACCTGACCATGTTCGGGGATGTGGTGATGACGATTCTTCAGGTGCAGCAGGGCGGCAAGGGGTTCGATGTCGCATCCAAAGCCCTCCCCATCACGCTCGCAGTTGAAACAATCCGGGCGTTTTCTGGGTTCTTCACAATGCCGAAGGAGGATTGGGACGTTATCGTGAAGGGCTTGGTTGACCGCTTCGCGGGTCCGGTCGGTGACATCCGGACAGCGCTTGGGTTCAACCCGTCGAAGCAGAACGCTGGCGGCGTGATCGGTTTCAAAGAGGTCAACACCATCGCCAACCCGCAGAACGTTCAGAAGGCACGGGGCGACTTCTCTTGGGGGCCGACGACCGGGATGAAGATGAAGCTGACCGAGGCTTTGTTCACAGCCGAGAAGGCGAAGCAGGGTGCAGACCCGGTGGCCTACGCGAACGCGATGGCTGAGGCGCGGTCCCAGCACGACCGTCTGGTGGGTTACTACAAGAATGAGCGAGGGATGAACGACGTGGCCGCCAACGCGGCTGCCCGTCGAGACTTCTCCGCCATGAACCCGGCCACGCGCGCGAACGGTGGCAAGGTGATGACTCCGGCGGAATACCAGAACGCCTCCGCCATGCTGAGCGGCGACCGCAAGCAGGCTTGGGACACCACGCTGGCCGCGTGGCAGCTTGGTGCTTCGATGTTCCCGGACCAGAGCGGGGACGACGTGGACACTTCTCCTGCCCGCGAACGCAAGGTTGCTGGCACCAGTTCCGGGAGTTCCGGGAGTTCCGGGAGTTCCGGGAGTTCTAGGGGTGGGTCTGTGAACCTGCGCCGTGGACCCGGAAGGGGAGGAGTTGCGGCCAGTCAATACAGCAACCTCAGTTTTGCTGCATCTTCGTCTGGCCAGTCGGCATCGGCTGCAACTCCTGCCGCATCGGTCAGGCTTAGGCGTGGCGGTGGGCGGTCATCCCGCCGCCTTGCCGGAGCAAGGTCCACTTCCCGTAATCGTGCTAGAGGCGCTCGGGTCAGTGTCCGTAGGGGTGGCGGCCGTAGAGGCCGCCGTAGGGGCCGCCGTTGAATCTTCCCAACAAGTGCAGCAGAATCCACAACAGATAATTAGGTAGTAAAATTAAATCCATGAAAGCATCTACTTCAAAGAAAAAGGTGACGCTCAACAAACCGTTCTACACGCCAAGCGAAAGCAAGAAAAGCGCTGTGTATGTCAAAAACGAAAAGGGTAATGTGGTCAAGGTAAGGTTTGGTGACCCTGACATGACTATCAAAAAAAACAATCCAGAACGAAGGAAGAGTTTTCGTGCCCGAATGAATTGCGATACGGCGACTGATAAGACGACTCCTCGTCACTGGAGTTGCAAAGCTTGGTGATTTACGTCATCTGTCAAAATAGATGTCACTCAAAAAAGCTCTCATCACCGGCATCAATGGGCAGGATGGCTCCTATCTTGCAGAACTACTTTTGCAAAAGGGATATGAGGTACACGGAATCATCCGTCACGCTTCTGCTCTCAACACCTCGCGGCTTGACGGCATCTATTCCGGCTCGCATTACCCGAAGCACAACCTGCATCTGCATCACGGGGATCTGTCCGACACGGGCAGCCTGACGCGCCTTCTAGGCAAGATACATCCGGACGAAGTCTACAACCTCGCGGCCCAGAGCCATGTCCGGGATAGCTTTGACGCGCCGGAATACACCACCGACATCAACGCCACCGGAACCATCCGGTTGCTGGAAGCCATCCGTCTAGTGGGCATCTGGCCGCGCTTCTACCAAGCCAGTTCGTCCGAGATGTTCGGCTTGGTCCAGGAAGTCCCGCAGAAGGAGACGACGCCGTTCTATCCGCGGAGCCCGTATGCCTGCGCCAAAGCTTTTGCTTACTGGGCGACGGTGAATTACCGCGAGAGCTATGGCATCCATGCCAGCAACGGCATCCTCTTCAACCATGAGAGCCCGCGTCGCGGTGAGACGTTCGTGACCCGGAAGATCACGCTTGCAGCCGCACGCATCGCGCTGGGCTTCCAGAAGAAGCTCGCGCTTGGCAACCTAGAATCGAAGCGCGACTGGGGTTATGCCAAGGAATATGTCGAGGCCATGTGGCTGATGCTGCAACAGCCCGAAGGGGACGACTACGTAGTCGCTACCAACGAGACCCATAGCATCCTGGAATGCTTGGATGTGGCGTTCTCGCGCGTCGGCATCGACTGGAGGGCGCATGTGGAGATTGATTCGCGATACATTCGTCCCACCGAAGTCAATCAGTTGATAGGTGACTATTCAAAAGCGAAGGGAAAGCTAGGCTGGGAACCCAAGACCCGCTTCAAGGAGCTTATTGAATTGATGGTGGACGCCGACTTGAGTCACGAAGAAAACCAGTGAGTCAACGGGCAGGTCGGGCAACGGTGGCCAGTTGCGTTACTTGGCCTCGCTCAGCGCGACGGCGAGGCAATGCTCGAAGTCGCCGAGCCAGAGGATGTCGTCACGGATGAGCGTCCCTATGAAGGGACTCAGCACGGTGCCGAGCCACGGCGTGGTGGCCGGGCGCTCCGGTAGCGCCACCCCGAGAAGGTGGTTCTGTCCTACCTCGGCCAGTCTTAGGTAGGTGTGTTCGATAGAAGCCCACGAGGCTGCCGAGGCGGCGGCATCCCAGCAGACCACGTTGAGCACAATCGGCTCGCGGCCCCGGTAGACGGTGAAGGCAGCCGCACCGCTGTCCTTGGTGATCTCCACCCGGAAGGCAGAGAACATGGCCGCTACGTTCCCGAGGTTGCCGCCGGCGGGCAGCAGCACCTGCATGGCCTCGATGGTGCCGGGCAAGACCTTGGACCGGGGTTGGGTGACGGTGTCCCCGGTGTTCAGCGTGACGTGTGTCATGAGCGCAAGGTGGAGAGGAAATCGCCGACGGTCCCTCCCCAGCAGTTCCATCGGTCGATGAGCTGGCGGACGCCGACGTCGTAACCGGCGGCCTTCACCGCCTCGTAAAGCTCGCCGTCACAGCGGTCCACCACCGCGTCAGGCAGATTGCAGAGAAGGGTGTGGAACTGGTAGTCGGAGTGGGAGGGTTTCATAGATTGGATTCGTTTCACTGAACAAATTCTTTTAGTCTGTTTAATTGACTGTTGTCGAGACTTCCTTCGTGGAGAACCGATGGCCTTGGTCGCACACGCGACGGCGTACGGTTCGTGATGTGTATGATCGCTTGTCGATGACGCTGCTCACGGTGCTTTTGCACTTCGGACAGGCCATGCTTTTGGCAGGCATATTTATCAGTTGTTGTCAGTGGACACGGCTGGTTGCGAGTGCTTCGGTCCTTCTAATCCGTAGAGCCCACGGAACAGACCGATGAACGATTGGGTGACGACCGCTTCTTGATTCTCCAGCAAAGGCAGGCAGTCCAAGCTCTTGGTCAGGTTTTCCTGCAAGCCTCGCATCAACCCAATGGCGTCGGTGACGGCCCTCTTCTCAAGCTCCTCTCGTTTGTCAGGGTCCATGGCACAACTCCTTTCGATGACGCATATCGTTGATCCTTATTCCGGAGGGAGACTGATGCCGTGTTCGCCCAGCAACCGGATACGACAAGCCGCTGCCAGTGCCTCCTCGGCGTTCTCGGAGCCGGATGTGCTAATCGACTCCCGAAGGTCGGTGTCCAGTTGGGGGTCGTTCATCAACTCCGCCATGATGCTCGGCGTGATGTCGGTGATCTGCTCCGACCCTGGCACCTCGCTGGTTATCTGCTCGTGGAAGGGTACGCACCTGTTGTAGAGGTTGATGTTGCTGGCATCCTCCAGCCTGCACTCATCCTCTCCGCTGCATGATAGATCAGCGTACTCCCCGGCCATGATGATGATGTCTCCGGCCCAGCTACCCGGCACCGCGGAGGTGGGCTTGAGGTCGTCTCGTCCGTAATGACGGACCTGACCAAGCGAGTTGGCGATAAGCACCATCAACGCGGTGGCTGGGAGCTTGGCTGCCGCTAGGCTAAGCAGAGTTGGCAGCGCGCCGAACGATGCCGGGTCGATGAACTGACGCTTCGTGACATTCACTATCCTGAATTGCTGGCTCATTGTGGTTGTTCCTTTTCGATAATGTGATGGTTTGTTCAAGCCGCCTTCGCCAAGACTTTCGAGAGGAAGGCAGTGATGACCGGCACAGCGCCAGTGACGTTCGGGAGGCAGACGAACCGGCCCTTACCATACATCTGCTCGCCTGCTGCCAGTGTCGGCTCGCCGTCCAGCCCAAGGCCGTAGACATGGGTGCCGTGCATGGACCGCGCCCACTTGTTGACGCTGAGCATGTGACTGAACGCATCTGCTCCGCCGTAATCACTGTCTCCAGACGGTTGGCCGTCGGAGAGCACGAACACATAGCGCTGCTTCACTTGTGGATAGTCCTTGGCCAACCGTCCTACCACATACTCAATCGCGAACCCATCCATGTTGCAGCAGACCGCTTCGGCGTTAGCCATCTCTTGAGGTTTGCAGTGGTCGGGGGAGACGTACTCGTTGATGACCACATCGTTGTGCCCGTTGGTGGTGTGGCCAAACACGCCGACCTTCACGCCGCGCAGCCTGGAGAGTGCCTCGTAGAAGGCGATGCACACCCTACGACAAGACTCAATCCGTCGGATGGGGTTACCATCCGCGTCTCTCCCCGAGCTGCCACCCGCCATCGACCCGCTCTCGTCCATGAGCAGATACACCGCAACGTCATGGACCGTCTGGATCTCGTCACGCTGCCATACCCTCGGCTGTTCCTCTCGGAGCGCGAGGTCCGCCAATGAACCCTCGTCCAGATCGCCGGACTTCAACCCGTGGAGCGGTGTTGCTTGGACATCTGCCCGGAACATGAGGGCCTTGGAGATACCATCAATCATCCCTCGGACCAACCTGCACTCCTTGTCATATTTATCTTTCGTTTTCATGGGGTCAGGGCTCCACCGCTTGTTGACGCGGAACTTCGGGTCAGCGCTCATCGAGGGTGGGATCTCGGGACGTGACGACGGCTTGTCCTCTCCATCCATCTTCTGGTCGTTGGGTGTGTTGCGGTCCTTGGTGGCGGACGGGACCAGACTTGTACCTATCACCGAAGAGTCGGCCATGTCTGGCAATCCACCTTCGGGCTTGTCTTCTCCGGGCACCTCCTCCGGAACCTCGAACCGTTTCTTGAGAGAACTCATCGCCGCCTTTGCGGCTACGTATCTTTTGTGTGGCGTCTCCATCGCCGGCCTCAAGGTGCTGACCACCTCCGCAGCCGCCGACCTAACGTCTTCGTCCTCGATGCTGATCGGGTTGTGCTGGTTCAGGATGGACCATTGCGCCGCGGCCACCACCGCCTTGAACTTCGAGCCCTTCTCGGTGGATGCAATCTGCTCCTCGATGTACGCCTGAACCTCTTGCTTGTCGGCACTGGTCTTGTCGGCGTGGGCCTTCATGTACCCGGAGAAGCCCGGCCAGTCTTGGAGCAGCTTCTTCTTGGCCGACGCCTGTTCCATGGATTCCCAGACAGTCCTGCTGAACTTGCTCAGCGGCACAGGTACTGCCTCGCCGGCATTGAAGAACGGGGTGATGTCCAACTCACTATCCCCCTTCTGAACCGGCCGAGCCATCGTGGTTTTCTTTTTTGCGGCCGACGCAATCTTACATGATGCATCAAAGGCGTCACATTCCACCACGTATGCCGCGTCGGCTGCGATCCTTGCTTTGACAATGGCGTCAGCCTTGCCCTTGCCGGCCTGAATTTTCTCAGCCTCCAAGTCGCTCATCGCCCAGTCAAACTGACCCGCAGACATGGTGCGTTTCAGGGTGGCTCCGAGCAGCACCTGTCCCCCGAGGGCGTCGCAAGCGATGTCGTCGTGAGACGGGTCGGTGTTTTCTAGCACCCAATCCGGAGATATGAGCACGTCATTGTTGACGGGGGTGTTGAGTGCCTTGCCAGCCGCCACCTCCTCCTTGGTGGCCCACTTCAACGTGAGCACTTTCTCTCCCGCCTTCAAGGGGTTGCCATCATCGTCCGTGTTCGTGTTGATGACCGTGTTGGCCAGCCGGACAACCATCTGGGATGCCTTCTCCAGCCGGCGTTTGTTCAGTGCGGCCACCTGCTCCTCCTTGCTGTTTCCGCTGGAGTATCCGGTCCACCAGCTTTGCTCTTGGTAGCTGTGCCCGAGGTGTTGCTGCCACCGGCTGCTGACAGACCGGGAATGGCCTTTGCCTCCCGCGTTGATGTCGGGGCCGTCCTCGTCCAGCTCGTACTCCCACCACTCCTTCGGGCGGGACTTCTCGGTGGTGTAGTCGTATTTTCCAGGGTTATGTTCGTAGGCCATCGTGTTCCTTTGGTTGTAGGTTGTGTGAGTGGACGGATCAGCGGGGGAACTTGCCTTCGATCATCTGCAATACAGCGGCACGTTCGCTGTCGGTTCCCCCTTCTTGGGTGTAGTGGGTCGCAATCGTGCAGAGCAGGCCCGGCTTGCCGATGGCGAGGTAAGCCTCGGCGGCGGCGAGCAGTTGCCGTGTGCCGATGCCATGGCTGAGACCGCCTCCGATTCCGGACGCCTTCTGTCGGATGGTGTTGGCCAAATCCACGAGGCGCTTGGCCACGTCCTTGTCCACCCCGACCCGGTGGATGAGCAGGCCCGCTTCCTCGGCGGGCTGGAGGTACGACATCTCCAAGAGAACCGGGAACCGGTCCTTGAACGCCTTGTCCAGAGTGAACGTGCCGGTGTATTGCAACCCGATGTTGATGGTGCCGATGAAGATAACGTTCGGCCCGACCTTGACCTTGGACCCCAATTCCTCGACGAACGACGCCCGGAAGTCGTCCAACAAGGGGAGCAGCGTGTTGGTTACATGGGTGTTGGCCCGGTTGATTTCATCGAGCATGATGACGCAGTTGCCGGTGCTGACCGCCAACTCGAACTGGCTTCGCTTCCAGTACGTTGACCCGTTGCTTGCCCCCTTGTACCCAAACCAGTCACGGGCTTCCCGGACGTTCGGGCAGTTCATCTTGAGGAGCGGCATCTTGTAGACTGCCGCGATGTGCTGGGCGAACTCCGACTTCCCGCACCCGGCGGGTCCAGCAATCATCAGATTCGCTGCGCCCTTGGACTTGGCTTGGCTGGCAATGAACTCTATCCACTTTTTATGGTCGGCGCTGACCACGAAGCTCGGGTCCACAACCGGGACCGTTGCCGCGCTGAGCACGGCAGTAGACGCCTCCTCCTCGGTCTTCATGCCAGCCCCGCTGGTGGCGAGACGGGTGAACACCTCGCCGAGTTGAGCCCCGAGGATGGCGGATACCGTGGCCTCCGCCTCCACCCGGTCGAGTGCCACCTTCGCGGTGGGCATCTTGTATGTCGCGAAGAACCCGTTGATCCGTTCGTCCGCCACCGATGCGATGGCGTGCTTGTCCAATTTGGCTCCGGGGAGGGACGCCAACGTGTCGCTGATGAGCGTCTTCACCTCGGCCTCGGACATCCCCTTCGGAGCAGCCGCAGCCTTCGCTGCCATCCGCTCTGCATGTTTGACCCGGATGAATGCGTCCACCTCGGGGTCGCCGGTGAGCTTTAACGGGCCGTCTTCGCCCGGACTGGCAGATGCGGTGGATGCGGTGGGTTTCGACGAGCGGCGCTTGACCACCACCGTAGGCTCCTCCTCTGGAGCCGGAGTGAGTCCGGGGGTGGGGACGGTGATGCCTCTCGCGTCCAGGTACTTTTCGACCGGCGTGAAGTCCGCGGTCTGCACCGCGGCGGCGACCATCTTTATCGCCTCGAACTTGTCCGACTCAATGAGCGAGGCGAGTTCTATGTAGTCAACTGCGGTGAGGTTGATGAACACGAGGTCCACCAAGGCCGCTTGGGCTGGACGTTTCCCGGAAGCCGGTCTGAAGATCTTGTCGATGGTCGGAGCGGTGGTGGCCATCCATGCGGAACGGGGGGAGGTAGTGAGGGTAGTGCTCATAGCGTCTTAGCTTGTCTGTTCGCTGTGCTGTCGCGCAGCTCGGTCCACAGGGCATGACGGCGGGGCACAATGGCACCGCTGTAACGTCACAGCCCGAGGACCGAGTTCGCATCAGTTGAAGATTCCTGTCACCCCAGCGGGGCATGGAAAGGCCGCGGCCACCGACGCCCGACAGGACGACGACGACCGCGGCTTGATGTACCACCGAGAGGTGTGATGTGTGGGGTCAGTCAGGAGCCGACGTCAACAACATGGTCAATACGACTCGTGCATCGTGAGCCTCCGCGGCTTGCTTGCTGCCCTTCTTCGGACCCGGCTTGCGCTTCACGTACCCCACCGGGAACGGGATGGGTTCGGAGTGGAGTCCTTCCGCCATTTCTCCCGGCAGGAACTTGGTCGAGACGTGGAAGTATTGGTTCCGCTTCGTGGACAGCTTGAACCCGGCCTTCCGTAGATTGACCACATCGTCGCTGTGCATCCCGATTGAAGGCCGGACGCACCACACCCAGCTACCTTGCGTGACCGTTAGGAGTAGCAACTCCTCCTCTAGCCACCTGTGTACCTCGTTCTTCATGCGCTGAAGGAGTCCGCGCCTTCTCGCTTGGCCCTCTTCTCGGCCACGATTCCCTTCAAGTCCATGGCATCGAAGCATGGGACGCAGACACTCGGCAACGCCATGAACGCGACCGACTCTTTGCTGTGACGGTAGCAAACACAGCCGCACTTGCTGCAGTTGGTAGTGGTGACTATCGCCGGGTCCACATCCGGAAACACGACCTCCGACACCACCCACTGGGGCTTCGTCAACTTGGTGATGTCTTCCAGTGCGTGGATGGGCCTGCCTTTCACCACCGTTCCGTCCTCTTCCACCCCTCCAACGTGGCCCACGATGGGGCTGCGCTTGACCGCAATCCACGCCGCAACATCGGTGATGCGAACCACCTTTGTACCATGGAGCTTATGGTCGGGAGGTAGCGACTTCATCGCCTCCAACTTGCTCCCAGCGCAAGCCTCCGACCCGATGGTGGCGATCTCCGACTCGTTGATGACGGTGCCGTCATCGAACCGGAACTGCCGCACCTTGAATCTCTCCAAGGTCGCGTCGAACATCCGGTCAACCAACTCTTTTGGTGGCTCACAACCAATCTTTCGCTGGAAGAATTCAACAATCTTCTCCCGAATCACGTTGGCCAACTCTTGCTCGGTGGCGACCCCATTCTTGAAGTCGAAGAGACGAGGCTCCAGCATGGTCGCAACCGGCAGGACCACCATTGTCTTAGTGGCGTCACAGAACTCTCCGATGATGACGACCCGGTCTCCGGGTTTCATGTCGTCGCAGTCGCACTCGACCTCTTCTGTCGCTTCGCCCGGAATGCCGAGCGGGTTTGTTGTGATACGATTCATACGTTTGGTTTGTGGTTCAGTGGTGGTGAGAAATCCCGACTACGTAGCCGAGCAGGAATCCAATCGCGATTGCGATTGGAACAATGAAAGGCCAACCAATGGCAATCGCATCACGAACGAAGCGTCGCCAACGTTGCCGTCGGTTCACGTCCTCGGTGAACTGGTAGTCAATGGACCCCGGTTTCAGGATGGGGAGGTGTTTCATTGGTCACCTCCGCACTCATGCAGGAAATGTTCGTATGCGTTTTCGCTTAGTTCAGCGATGTCACCGGTGCCGAGCGTGAGGTCGTAACCTTCGCGGTGTGCCCAGTGCATGATGTCACTCAGGAGGTCTTGCACGTCCATCGAGTCCGGAGGCTGCACGTCCCCGAGCAGACGCTTGTATTCTTTGAACACGGCCTCTGCACGGTCGGCGCGTTGGCCGTTGGTTTGGTCGCCAGGATAACCGTATGCGGATAGGTCCGCATTGAACGGCGGCAAGGGGGTGGGTTGTTTGATGTCCATAATCATTTATCGTTTGCTGCGTTTCGTTTGTCGGATGACCGCACCGGCTCAGCGATGAACCGACCCGGCCGTTTGGTGATGAGCCACGTCTGCCCACTTGGGCTTTCCAGTAGCTCGCGGTCGAAGATTCCCTGCCGCATAACCCAGCCCATACCGGCCAGTCGTAGCGAGAGCGGAAACGTTAGGATGTGGTTTCGCATTAGATGTAACGTTACATTTTTAATCAACAGTCAGCTCGGTTACATCCGACTCGTCGAACGGAACCTCTGTGATGTAGTACCCAAGGCTTCCCCCACATTGGTAGCCGGGAGTGATGATTGACTTGACGCAGTCGTCGTCGTCGGTGTTGTCCGTCTCGATCTGCGTCCAGATGCACCGCGGGTTGAGTTCGTGCATCGCCTTTACGAAGTCCAGATCCTCACCGAATGCGTCGAAGAACATATTGCTCCATCCCTGGAATGGGTTGGGCATCGGCTTAAACTCCCAAAACCATTGGTCCTCACTGATAGTTCTCATGGTACAAGAAGGGCCGCACCCACCTGATGCGGATGCGGCCCTTGGTGCCGTTACTTCTTCGCTTCAGAGAGCGTCACCCGGAGCTTCGCCTTTCCGGACAACGGGTGGCCCTTCTTCACATACAGGGTGCCGAGCACGGCGTCCTTCTTGTCGCCGGAGTCGGGCACCTCGGCGAACCGGTGGGTGCCGGCCGTCTCCTTCTCCGTGTTGAACTTGAGGACGTACACACCGGGGGCAGGAGCCACCGCAGAGCCGTCGTCCTCCTCCAGAGTGGCCGTCAGCGTAGCCTTACCGGCCAACGGGTTGCCCTTCTTCACGTACAAAGACGTGATGACTGCATCTTTCTTGTCCCCGGAGGGGATGAATTCGGCGTACCTGAACGTTCCGGCCGTCTCCTTCTCCGCACTGAACACGAACACGGACTTGGTGGTAGGATTCACTGTGTAGCCTTTCTTGTTGTTTGCTGCAATCGCTCCATGCGTTGGTGCTGGGGACGAAGAAGGCGGCACCCGTTTCCAGATGCCGCCGTGCTTCACCACCGTCTCACGTCTCACGTCTTGAAGAACCCTTGCCCCCACTTCCGGAGCAGGGCCATCACGCTGCTGCTTTGCCAGTTGTCGGCGCAGAGCTTGGCTCGTTTGTCATCCAGCCCGCCACGCTTCAGGATGCGGAACCGTGTGTATGCCCTCGGGCTGTCGTGGATCATGCCACCTCTACCTCCACTAGCTCCTTGTATTTCCACTCCACCCCGAGGTGGAGTGCTGTTTCACTGTGTTGTTGAGCGAATGCCTTCGCCTCGCGGATGTTGGACCACTCACCCATCACCGTCTCCGATGGGCTCAGCGTCAGGACGTACCGCTTCTTGGGAAGGGTCGTGATCGTGTACGGGTAGCACTCCGTTGTCGGAGGCTGCCAGTCGCCGATGGCCCGGTGCTTTCTCCAAATCATGGCAGTCATCAGTAATCCTCCGGCATCAGGACCGTGGTGACCGAGCGGTCGGCCTCCGTGATGATGTAGAATTTGAACGCTCCGTCTCCGTAGACAGAGACGATTCGCTCGCCATCCACGAGGGCCACATCGTTCGCGTTTTCGTCCTCGGTGCATACGTCCCCCCAATCGCCCCTAACGTGGCGACGGATGGAACGCGCCACTTGCATCATGTCCAGTTGTAACGCCGCGTTGGACGTGATTAACACGTCGCCGAGGGCGAACCTCGGTTCCGGTTCCGCTATCTCTCCTTTTCTTGGCTTCATTTTGTCCTTTGGTTGGTTGCGAGATTGAATGCTCCCGCTCCGGACCTCCGAAGGGGAGCCTTCAACCGCTCAGCCTGCGGTCGCCCAACCCTTGGGCACAGTGTCCTTGGGCACCGCCTCGTCGCCCTCTTCGGTGATCTTGATGCCACGGAGACGGGCCAATTTTCCTTGGGCCAGTTCGACTTCCCATTCCGCGGCCTGCTCCGCGTTCACGAGTGCATCGTGAATGTTCCCGCTGTGGAGCTGCCAGTTGGCAGCCCGCTTCGCCTTGCTAATCATCATTTCGAGGGATTCAACAGTGCCTTGTGACTGACGCATGATGTGCCTTTGGTTTGTTGGTTGACCGTCGGTTGAATGCTCCCGCTGCAATCGCTGCGACCGCAGGGGAGGCTTCAATCGGCGACTTAGTTCCGGGCCAGGCCGGGCAAGGCCGATTCCTTGCCAGGATTGATGAGGCGGTCCCACTCCTGGGCCGCGTGGTTGTAGCACTCGTTCCACGCCGAGCTGTACCGCAAGAGGGTGTGGTCGATGATGAGAGCCATCTGAAGAGCCTTGATGGCGTGGTCAGCGGCCTCCTTGCCGTCTCCGTTATCGCGAGCCTTTTGGGCCATCGCTTGGTGGTAACCCACCTTCTTCGCGGCCTTGTGGAGGGCGGACTTGACGACCTCCGGGTTGATGATCGCCGGACCGGGTGACAGATTTTCTCTCATGGGTGGTTTTGGGGTCAGTCGTTGCACAGCACGGCGATGATGTGCAGCTTGGACCATAGGTGGTCCTCTTTGTAATGGCCGTTCAGGACCATCCGAACCTCCCGATGCCACCACCGGTACGTCCGATGGTTGACCTCGCCGCGCTTCACGAGCACAGCGGCTGCATTTGCAATCCGTTCCATGGATGCCTTTCTCTTTAGGTTTACCGTCAACAGAAAGGGCGGCACCTAGCTTAGAGCCAGATGCCGCCTTGTTCTGCCTACGTTGACCGCAGGGAGCTTACGCAACCGGAGGAGCAGTCAACGACGACTTAGCCGCTTCCGCAGCCATCGCCGCGGAGAGCAGGGCGGTGAGTTCGGCGATGCCGAGAGTCTTCGTGATCTCCGCCCGGTTCGGGGCAGTTTTACGGGCGGCATCCTTCGGGATCTGCATCGAGCGATGCTCCGGAGTCACGAACTTGACAGTGTAGGCCGTGCCGTCCTTGTTCACGCTGATCCCAGTAGGGATGATCTCACGGCGCTGCATCCGGGCCGCCACCTCACCAGACAACCCGGAAGTGTTGCTCTTGAGGAACTCCGGGAAAGCGCGCTTCGCCTCGGCGTTCGACATCCCCGGGTTGGACTCACGGAACTCCCTCCGGGACACGAAATTGAAGGAGCTTCCGCCGCTCTTGAGTTCACGGACGTTGACCGCCACAGTCTGACCGAACAGTTGAACAGTGTTCATAGGTGTATCTTTCGACTTTGCTGCGTCTCTTAGCCGTAGGTTACAACCTACGTTTAACCCCTTCGCCACGATAAGGCGGACGCCACTTCCGAAGGAGAACCCTCGGACCACGCATAACGTGGCCCTTGGGCAAATTAACAGGTCGGCGCATGACGCCTTCCCTCCGGTCTTTCCCGGATGTCTATGTCAGGGCCGTTAATTCAGACACGAGGCTGCTCGGTTCGTCATCGCATTCACGTTCCAACTAGGCCACCATTGCTACCCACCCGGGCTGTTACGCATGTGTCCTCCTAGCAGTACCGCCGTGCTCTAAACCCTATCTCTCGCGCTTGTCCGTTGTGCCGCTTGCCTTTGCCGACACACGAATATCCTTCCGTCAAATTAGGACGTTCGCCGAACCCCTTTGTTTAAGGTCGGGAAACAGATTTTCCGACCGGGTGGTTTCCCTTTACCGTGCAACCTTAGTGCTGAGTTCCTTCCCAGCCTGCAAAGCCGCTGTATTATAGTCGCCAGAGCTTCCAACATTATCACCTCCAAGCCTTGACCGCTTGAATCCACCGTTATTGTTCGCCGGGCCGGGCATCTCCTGATCTACGATACTCCCAGTTGTTCCCCCTACGGTGGTCTGTCGTCTCTGGCTGTTATCTACAACCTTGGCTGACTTCGCCGTCGCACTTCGTTTAGATTTTCGATGAACCCGTCGAACACTGGTTTCGACACCCCTAGAAAAATTCTGTCACCCCGACCAAATTCGCTCCAAAGGAGCCGCGCACGTCACTCACGTCACCCAACGCGCTACGCAGACGACGCACGCGCCGTGACGCGACGTGACGTTAAAACCTCGCGCGTTTAGTTAGTCCACGCCTCACCCACGCGATCTAAACGCACGCGAAAAGCGGAAAGGAGGATGGCAAGTTGCAGCTTTGCCCGGCAAAGTATGGGCCGTGGCCGACTTTTTAAGCGGGGTTCGCGACATTGACCCGCGCGCAACGCGCATAATGCTCGGGCTATCACAGCGCGATGTCGCGCGCATGACGGGCATCACGAGGGACCGGATTCAAGCGGCCGAAAGCGGAGCTTCGCAAGCCATTGAACTACGGCTTTTCTACCTAGCCATCCTGAAAGGATGGATTGACCCGCTCGCGGAGGCTCTTGGTGTTCCACCAACTAGCACAGAGTCCAGCACTGGAAGCGTAGCTTACCCCGTAAACGTTGGGGTTTACGGTGCCGTTTCAGGGGATGACATATCCCTTCGGGATAAGGGTAGGCGTTGCGGAACGTGCGGCCGGAAGCTCGGCGGTCGATGCAAAAAAAAGCCACGCGCCACGCGCAGGAAGCCTTCGGCTGGCGCGCATACACCCCCGGGGGGCGCGGGGGGGGCCGGACGTGCGCTCGCATGAGTAGGTATGCCCCTTTGCGCGACTCCTTTTCCCAGGCATGGGGAGGGGGTGGGATTGCCCCCCTTGGAATGCCTATGGGTCGTTGATTTTTTTTGGAGGGCTGTGGGCGTTGGGGCTGTATCGTTAAAGCAGCTCGCCACATTTAGCTCGACAGGCAGGTGAGATGTCCCCCTTAAATATCCCCCTGCTTTAAGTTCAACATCTGTAAAAACACCAACCCCCACTACTACTACTACTACTACATGGGTTTACTTGATGAGTCTGTGGATATTGGTTCTCCAGTTGAGGTTACCAATTTTGGAGACAGAGCGTGGGCAGTACCTATCTGCTAGGAAGTCCAGGTAATGACCTGGTTTACCTGCTGCTATCCAGCGGGCGCGACTGTTGGAGATTGTCCGCAGGCAGACTCTCCTGGCGTGGGCCTTGTCCTTTACCTTGATGCTGAGGATTCCGTAGGGAACCTTGGCCTTTGGGCCTCCTTCGACGATGTAGATGGCATCGGCTATCTGGCTGTCGGTGGCCGCGGCTAGTGCTGGGAGGGCCAGGAGGAGGCTGGTGAGGAGGAGGGCCATGGGGTTTATTGTTTACCGTAAGCGCAGTGTTGTAGGAACTGATTATATCCCGCTTGGAGAGGCTCTTGTGCGCGGTATTTAGCCCGTCGAGAAAACTGAAATCGAGCCGCTTGAACACGTCCAAGACTCCCGGTGCCAGTGCCTTGATGAACCAATGGCTGCCCGCCGTGAGCCCGCGAAAGTCTTTCGGGATGAAATTGGCTCCGGCCTGTGCGATAGCGAAGTCGTAGTTCATCAAGGCGCTGGCAAAACTCTCGGGCGAGGTCTTTGAGAGGTGGAAATGCCGCATTTCAAAATGGGGATGCGTCGATGGCAGTTCCACGAGCGGTCGGAGACCAAGCCTCCTTTGCCAAACCTGAAACACACAGCGCACCTCAAGTGGCGTTCCGTCAGGGGTGACAAAATCAGAGCAAT